TAAAGGAAAAAAATTCTCTTTTAGACAGATTAGGAACCGGTGATGAAACAAAAATTGCTATATCTATAGGCAGGGCGGCCATGATTCAAAGAAAAACACTAAAAGAAGAATTAAAAAAAACAGAAAATGAGTTAAAAGATTTTAATCCTTATGCTATTAATCTTTCGGGAAGAAGTGGTAAAGATATAAAATTAGAAAAAGAAAGATTGATTAAAGCTATAGCGGAACAGGAGCAAATTTTAATTGAATCTCAAAAAAAAATAAGAGGTATTGGTAAAAAATCAGAAGTTTCTAAGAAAGAAGAAGAACCGCCTATAGGTTTATCCGACAAAGAACTAAAAGATGCTTTAAAACGCCAAAAAGAATTAAACGATGCTTTGTTTGAATTGGAACGCCAAAGACTAGAAAGAATTGCACAATTAAACGGAGAAATTGTTTCTGATGATAAATTAAAAGATGATATCCGAATAGGCGCTGCTAAAAATGTAAACAAAGCTGAATTAGATTTGATCGACCTTGTTAAACAGCACAAATTAGATGCTGATAAATTTGTTTTGGATGAAGATAAAATGAACGCCAATCAAAAGTTATTCATTGAGCGTGAAGCAGCTAACAAAATTGTTGATGTAAACAAAAAAATGCAAAAAGATATTGATCAAATTCATTTGTTCGATGAGGCATCATATACTAAATCAATGGAAAAACGTATTTCTCGTATCAACGAGAATATGAATAAAGAGTTGGAACTTGAAAATATTCGTTTCAAGGAATTAGGCGATTTAGAATCATTAAAATTTAGTGAACGTGAAAAGCTTACGCAAGATCATGAAAACAGAATTTTTGAGATTAAAAAGAAAGCTGCATTGGCTTCTTTGCGTGCTCAGGCTGATACTTTACAAAATGAATTAGATGCATCAGATGCTTTACCTGATAAAGAACGTTTGACTGCTGAAAAACGTCAGGAAATAGCCGAAAAACTAAGTAAAGCTAAATCAGATATTGCAGAAAAAGAGTTAGAAAAAAATGATAAGAAGAATAAAAAAATATTAGATGCTGAATTAAAATTAGCTGAAGATATTAGAGAAATTTCAAATGATTTAGCTAATGCATTGGGAAGTTTAGCAGATGCAATTTCAGAACGTAAACTCCAAAATATTGAAGCTGAAATCGATAAAAACAATGAGTTTTACGATAAACAAATTGAATTAGCAGGTGAAGATGAAAATCAAAAAGACCTTTTAGAGAAAGAACGCGAAAAAAAGAACGAAATTCTTGAAAAGAAAAAACGTAAAGAACAGGAGAAACAAGCCAAATTTAATAAAGCTTTAGCAATCGCTCAGGCTGCTATTAATTTAGGTGTTGCCGTTACTGCTGCGTTAACCGTTGCGCCACCTGCATCATTTGCTTTTGCTGCCATTACTGCTGCTATTGCCGCGGTTCAATTGGCTGCCGTTATCGCTACACCTATTCCTAAATATAAAGTGGGGCGTAAAGGCGGTAAAAAAGAAAAAGCGATTATTAATGATGGTGTTACTGGATCAGGAAATTATGTTCCGGAAGTTGTAGAATCAAAAGATGGAACCGCTAAAATTTACGAAGGTAAAAATCGTTTAGTTCAATTAATGGAAGGCGATACGGTTCATAAATCTGTTGGAGATTATACGGATAAAGAGCGTAAAAAACTATTGAATGGAGTTCAGGAAGAAGGGAAAAAACTAAATGAATTTCAGCGATTAGTTATCGTAAAAGATAAAAGAGATCCTGAACTGATAAATAAAATTGATAAATTGATAGAAGTAACCCGCAGAAACAAACCTTCAAAATCAGAGCAAAAAAACGTAGATTTGTCTCATGCTTTTTGGAAACTTAAAAACCAATTGTAAAAATGGGAAATGTAAATCAAGGATATTTTGATCGAATAAGGTATATACTTAGAAATATTCATTTCGATGATGAAACTATTACGGAGCCTGAAGGATGGAAAAGCGATGAAGTCGAATTGGAAAGAAGTAAAACGTACCACGGTATTTTTCAGCAATTTTCCAACTCTTTAAAATTTGTTGATGATGGGGCTTCATACATAAATACTGTTCGCCAATTATACGGAATTAATGAACGGATAAAATTGATTCGTGAAGAAAGAAATCCTAAAACTGATGTGTGGGAACAAACATATTTCGGTTTTTTGGATTTATCTACATGGGAAAGTCAAGAAGGCAAAATTTCGGTAAAATTCAATTCAGGAGGAATGGAACAAGCAATTAAAGCGCGTGATTCCGATAAAGTAGAAATAGATAGGATAACCACATTTGATGGTTATCCTGTTGATTCTTTGCAACCTATTACCATTGAAGTTGATGGACGTGAAATATTTTTGAAATCTGAATATAAAGTAAAACCTGAAGAAAACCGAGTTGAATTAAATAATAGTACAACAGCAGGAAACACTAGAGGCTCAACAGTTGGAGTGCCTTTAAATTTATTCAGTAAATCGCATGAAAACGCACAATCGGTTTTGCCTGGCGGGAATGTTGGCGATAATAGTTGGGATAGAACCGCACCCGGGGAAGTTAGTAATATGTTCTTCGCGGTTTCTGATCGTAAAAGAACTTTACATATTAAATTCACTATTAAATTTACACCGGCTTTTTTAGATTTCAATGACGTTACTAATTTTAGATTTTGGTTAAGATTTGCGCATTATAAAGACAGTAATGATTTTAATGTTAGAGAAAATAAAATGCTTTTTTCTAGTGATAGCTATTCTTATTTGGACAATAAAACATTTTCAATTTCATTTGATCAGGTTATTAATATCGAAGCAGGTGATTCTTTAGCATTGGTTTTTGATCAGAATTATGATGGCCGGGATGGTCACGGATCAAGATTAAATATGTTAGTGCGTGATATTGTGTGTAACGATTTTACAATTGAAGAAGATTCTTTTGTTGAAAAAAGCACAACCAAAGGTATTTTAATTTACGAATTATGCGATAGACTACTTACTATCTGTACCAATCAAAAGAATTCACTTAGAAGTAATCTTTTAGGGCGTACCGATTTAGGTTATAATTTTGATGGAAAATGGTCATTGATGGGGTTTACTCACGGTTTTTGGATTCGTGGTTTTGATAAAAATTCGCCAACTGATGAAGCTGCCAAAGTTGAAAATCTTTTCAAACCATTATCAACTTCTTTCAAAGAAAATTACGAATCATTAAACGCTGTTTTGGCTGTTGGCATTGGAATTGAAAAAGAAGGTAATAAAGATGTTTTAAGAATCGAGGAACAATCATTCTTTTATAATAGAAATGTTACCGTAAGGCTTCCGAATCAAGTAAAAAAAGTAAAACGTAACGAAGCCCCGGACAGCTATTTTTCTTCATTAGAAACCGGATATGATAAAGGCGGTGATTATGATGAAGCAATGGGATTGGATGAACCAAATGCAAAATCTAATTTTACAACTGTTATCAATGGATTGAAAAATACATTCAGTAAAGTATCAAAATTTCGTGCTGATAGTTATGGTTTTGAGTTCGCAAGAAGAAAGCCTGTAACTCTTAATAATACTGAAGATACAAGCTATGATAATGATATTTGGTTTAATGATTTAAAAAGGGGGCCAAATAATGTATTTTTACAGCGTAAATGGCAGGATGATTTTGCTAAGTTGCCAACAGGAATTTTTAGCCCGACAACCGCGTTTAATTTAAGGCTTTCGCCGTTCAATATAATGTTACGTCATGGATGGTTTTTTGGTGCGGGATTCGACAAATATCAAGATGAATTTGTTAGATATTCGAGTTCAACTGCCAACTCAAAATTAACTACTCAGTTAATCGGTAAACCTGAATATGCTGAAAATGGAGTTGTTCAAAACGCTGAATTAGACAAAGCAAGATTTGTTTGTGAAGAAATTGAGTTCGAACATGTTTGCGATTATGATGTAATGAAGCAAATTAACGGTACAACAATGATTAATGGCGTTCCTGTTAAAAATATTTATGGATTGATCGAGTTTGTAAATGAATTCAACCAAGTTGAAAAAGGTTTTCTTTTGAATTTAAAACCTACAGGAGAAGGAAAATTTAAAGTGATAAAATTTAATAATTAAGATATGGCTTATTCAAAAATAACAATACAGTTCAATACGGTTCCGGTTTTTAATCATTCTGTCTATATAGATCAAGAATCGGGTGGTTATCCTAATTTTATTAGAGAAACATTCAGAACAAAAAGATTAGGACAATATCAGGCTGAAATGCCTTTAGATATTTCAGATGAAACATCTATTGAACCTATTTATGCAGGATATGTTTCTGATTTTTTCAGAACAGCTTTTAATTTAGACTTTAATTCTGCTAATTTATTTACTGTCGAATCAATAAGAGGTCCTGTAAATTCAGGAATAGGAACAGTTATTATAACGGCTAATTTTCCTAATGCCGTTTTTTCCAATGCTTCTGCTGATGGCGATGTAACTTTTACAATTGAAAATGAACCGGCCGTTCCTGTAATTTCTATTGAGGAAATCACATTATCAGAAGCAACTACAAATAAATGTCAAAATGTAAAAGTAAATGTCACAACGAGCACATTAGCAACTAAAATATTAAGCCCAATTGTAGTAAACCCAAATTCATCAAACCCTTTTTCTTTTGATTGGTTGCGCGGCCAAACATTTAATTTGCTTGTAGAGGATTCAAATGGATTTCAGGCTTCACAATCAATTACAATGCCGAGTGTTTTAACACCTGATAATTTTGCTATAACTGCAAATAATAGTCCTAACGGAGGAACGGCAATTATAACACCTATCGGATTGACCGGATTAGAATTAGAATATAGTTTGGATGGTACTACATGGCAGGAAGAAAATGTTTTTCCTGGTTTATCAGTTGGAAGTTTCACCGCTTATATCCGTGATAAGTTTGGGTGCTCAGTTACGAAAGATTTTGTTGTAAGTGAATTCAATGTTACAGAACCGTATTTTTATATTTCAAAGTCAAATTCAATTCGTTTTGCACTTCGTCAAACATGGAATGATGTCACTATTTTCAAAACAGATGAAAATACTTTGAGTTGTGAAAGTGATGTTATTTTACCATATCAGGAAATTCAGGATTTTAAAACAGAAGATATTATTACAACACAATTCAAATCTAATTATTCAACAAATACCGTAAAGACAATTGATAGCAACGGAGTAGAATTAAATGTAACTATCTACAAAAAAAGCAACAACATTGGCATAAAAGACAAGCGACAAGCGATAAAACACGACTTAGGTAACTCCAAGACCGGAATTTATTTTAATGCCGGTAATACGTATGATTTTGATACAAATGTTGTAAATGGTAGCTATGTTTTGAATGGCGGTTTGCCTGAATGGGGCCGAATTGGAAATTATATTCAAATTGATGCAGCATGGTTTGAAATCGAACAAATCATTTATGATGAAGCCAAAACTGCTGATGTATTAGTTATCTCAAACATTTATACCGGAATCGATGCTTCTATAATTGTGGGATCCATTTATAATCGTGAAAACTATGAGGTTTACGAATTCATTAATAACATGGTTGATTTTGAAAACAATTTATTTAGAGTTCAAATAAATGCAGAAAACGAACTATTCCCGGATATCGAATATCTGAGCGAAGAAATAAATGTTTCGGATAATGTTGAAGATCTTTTAGAGTTGAAATACAAAAACAATTCCAATACCGATATTGTTTATTCAACAGGAATTGAGCATTTAATTAGAGTTCCGTTCAATAAAATTAATGGTAAATACGATGAAGAATCAGAAACTTATAAAACTGATACAACCTCAAAATTGTTGAGTGCTGATTTATATGAAGTAGATGAATTCGTTTTCGAGCCTAACACGAAAGAAATTTGGAGAAAGATAAATATAGCTCTTACACATGAAATTGTCGTTATTAATGGCGTTTCCTATGTAAAAAATGCAGGTTTCAATACAGATGGACCTTTGGCTGAAACAAATTTATATGTTTTAAGCGCTACAATGGTTAAAACAGGTAATGTTTACAATAGTAAATCGAATGCGCCTTTTGAATATAGTGAAACGCCAATTGATATGCCGGCATTGATTAAGACAGATTCAGGATTTTTGGAAATATAAATTGTCACATATTTATGTTATAAACGTGACAAAAAAAAGCCGTATCGATTATGATGCGGCTTTTTTATTAAAATAAATTAAATTTTCCATCAGGACCGTAGATAACGCCTTTTTCTATTGGTATATAAGGATTGTTTTTTGAATTATTTCTAACAAAAGACTTACCTTTTTTATGTATACAAGCTTTACATTCTTCAATTAGATATTTTTTACCTGAACGACATTCTGAAGGTGCTAAGAATCTACACGAACAACCTTGTTTTATTTTGTCGATTTCAATTTTAGATACTTTCATAATTTACATTTCAAATGTTTTGTTTTTAAGTATTATTTCATTAAAAACTTTTGGATCAATTTTGTTAGCTTCTTCATACCATTCAGGAACTATGATATTTACTTTTTCTGATTCGTAAAGGTTTTGTTTATGAGAATCATTTACAATCATTAAATCAGCATTATTAGAGCCTAATTTATATTTTGGAATTGGCATTATTCCAAGCATTGCAGATTTCAAATTCATTAATGAATAAACAAGTTTTGTTGCGTGATGCAGCAATTTAAGTGTATCAATTTGTGATCTTTGGATTGACTTTCTTTTCTTTTTATTCTTGTGGATTGAATAATAATTCTTTTTCATGAGTTTTTATATTTGTTATAAAGATATTTTGATTTAAACTTTCTGTCATTTTTAAAGTCACCATCTAAAAATCGAACCATTTCTATACAATGCGTATAATAACCGCGAGGTGACCAAAAACGACACACTATAAATTCATCTTCTAAATCTGTGAATTCAGATACTACAACATGTTTTATACCTCTGAAACACCAAAATATATCTCCTATTTTCATAATTTTTTAATTTCTTGTTTAACTTTTCTATAAAACAAAATATCCTTATTTAATAATTCTTCGCAATTCAATAAAGGCATTTTAGCTAACTTTAACGAGTCATGTTTTATTTTAATTAAAGTATTATAAATCACGTCTATATATAATAAAGCTATTTCTATAGAAAAATTATGTTTATTTAATAATTCGAATGCTTTTTCTTTTGGTGTCATAATTTTGTATTTTTAATTAAAACGCCCTTTATCACCTTTGAAATTTATCATTTTTATGAAACGTTTTCTTAGTGATTCATCAGAAACAATATAGTTTTTTAATTCAGGCTTGTTTTTCTCTTTTTGTCTATACCTTAAAAGTACTTCTTGAAAAACAGCTTCTGTTGCTATTTCGGGATATTTATTTTCTACACTCATAACTTTTATTTTTTCCAAAATCCCTTTCGGAATCTATCAATTTTTGTTTCAGTACTTCCTTGTGTTGTGTAATCAACTTCGATTAATCCATCGGTCAAACCAATGCATTTTCCAACTGCAATTTTATTATCGTATTCGAAATAAACAGCATCACCTGGATTTATTTCTTTTGGGTCGCTGAATAAGGTCATATTAAATAATTATTTCAGCGTTAAATTCAATATAATTCTGATATCTTAATCTTTCACGATATTCAGCTTCACTTTCTGACTCAAGTTGTTTATTATCAAATGGATCAATCATGCTAAAAGATAAAAGTTCTTTTCGTTTTTCGATTGGTAGACTATTAAAAGAATCTGTTAGAAATTTTATTTCTGCAAATTCAATATAGCTTTTCTGAGAAGCAGCATAAATATGCCTTTGATTACGCCATCTTTTTCTATCGTTCGGGAATATTTCGTTTGTTTCCATAATTATAAATAATAATATTTAGGTTCTTCTAATATTTTTTCAAGTCGTGCTTTGGCTGATTCAAGGGAATCATAACCGCCTTTAATAAATGGATTTACAAGCCTATCTTGAAATTTTACATTATCATCGTAAGTAACCCATTTTTCACGTTCAGTTAATATGAAACAAAGAATTACTAATTTAGGTTCTCTTACTCGTTTTTCAATAACGAATCTATCATCGTATTCTTTTATTCTGAAATCATCTTTATTCATGATGTTGCTTTTTCTATTAGTTCAGATATATTCACAGAAAACATATTTATTTCGTGTTCGCTTGGCATTTGTCTTTTAGTAAATAAATCTTTTACTTTATTTAACATTTCCAACATTTCAGGAGCGCAAGCAATTAGTTTTGCGTTGGCATTACCGTTTTTTGTATTGTAAATATACCCTATGTTTTCGCCACCATCGCTTCTAATATCAAAAACTGAATCGTTAAAAGCTTTATTATTCCACTCTCCTTTTGTTCCTTTAAATTCCATAATCATTAATTTAAATTGTTTAAAATATTTTCTTTTGTTTGTTCGTCGATGATATGAATATTTTTATGCTCGTGCTTATGGTGATGAACTGAGTTATCAATAAAAGTATAAGTTGATTTATTTTCGCTTGGAAAAAACATATCAAAAACGCCTATAGCTATTTTGTAGCCAACATAACCAAACAGCCAAAATCCTAAACCGATTATAAATAATACTATCATACAGCAAATTTATGACAAAATAGCATTGAAAATTTGGTAATACGTAGTTTAGAATGTTTCTAAATAAATTACTTACATTTGTAAAACTAAATATTATAAAAATGGCTGATCAATTAACTATTTTAACTCAACAGGTAGCGAATCTAACCACGGCATACAATCAATTAATTACACAAGCTAGATCAATCCCTGAATTGCCACCGCAAACACCGCTTTACACGGGATCTTTATTGCAAGCATATAACGGAAGCATTTCTCAAAAAATTACTGTTCAGCAAATAATTGATGCTGCTTTATCAGTTCGCCAAAATCAATTATTATCGATTGGCACAATTACAGTTGCCGGAAATGATTTGACTATTCCCGCCGGCGCAACGTGGTTGATTAATAATGTGAATTATTCGAATCCTTCAAATATTGTTATTAATGTTCCGTATGCTGAAGATGGGAATACAAGAACTGATATTATTGTTGCTGATGAATTGAATAATATGTATCGCGTGAATGGTCCGGAAACGGGAGGTATATCACCGGCTCCTAATGTACCTTTAAATACTGTTTTGGTTACAACTGTAAATGTTACTGATGATTCAATTAATGAAACTCCGGCAGTTCCGGGTGTTGAATATAATACTGATGATATCGAAAATGTTTCAACTGTTTTAGGCGCAACCGCTAGTGATGCTTTCGGAAATGTAATTACAAGTTACGCTAAATCATCTAAAGGCTTGTTAATAGGTGATTCAACGATAGCAGCTTACGCGGGGGGATCCGGAATTGAAACATTTTTACTAGAACCTGCTGACGTTTTTCAAGGAAGTACAATTTTAAATCAGGCAGTACCCGGAAACACAATAAATCAACAATTGACTATCTATAATGCAGATGCAAACAAAGCTACTTACGATTGGATTATAGTACAGATTGGGCTTAATGATATTTTGCCTACAAGCGAAACTGCTGCAACTGTAATTGCTAGATACCAAAATCTTGTAAATACAATTTATTCTACTAAGAAATCTACTGCAAAAATAATTGTTAGTGCAATGTTGCCATGCAAACAAAGATTTATTGATTTAGTCGGGGCGGTTGATGGCGCATTAGCACAACAAAAATGGGTAGACATAAATAACGCTATTATGGGAGGTGGTGCAACTCCTGTTATTAATGTAGATTTCAGAAATAACGATCATGTTTTACCGTTATCTGATGGTAACGGAAATATAGCTAAAAACTATAATGTTGCTTCGGGTGATAATATTCACGAAAATAATAACGGTCGAATGATTATTGCTTCGGCAATGCGTAAAACTTTAACTTTAGCCGGATTTTTTAGACCTAAAAGTCAAAATATTTTTTCTAAGTATTTCACTAATACCGGTAACAATGTTTATTTGAAAGATGGTATTTTAAATATAGATTCTAAGATAGGCGCAGGAACCGCTGCTTTGTTTATTAGAAATAATGTAAACGGTGTAGATCAGTACACGCAATCTACTTACGCAATCACAAAAACAGACTTAAGCGAAACTCAGTATTTTTCTTTAGGTGTTGGAAATTATGGAAATGGAACTGCAAGAGAGGAAAACTTTTATTTATTCTATAATAATCCTACTACTGCGGTAAGTTATGACCTTTGGAGAACTGACAAAAACGGAAATTTAACGAATAAAGGAGCTTTTACCAATGGCGGTAATATTTTTGCGCCTGATGTTGAAATAACCTCGGCAACAAGTAATTTCTCTACTGCTTTAAACCTAAAAAACAACACTAACCACGCTAACGCTAGAACAGGTATGACCTTGACTAATCAGGCAGGAGAGGCAACCGTATTATACCGTGCAAATAGTGGAGGTTCGACGCTTTATTCTACAGCAGGAGATTTTACTATTGCAATGACCACTAACCAAACCAAATTCTTTGCAGGAGGTAACGTAAGTTTTGGTTTTCCGACTGATAACGGAAATAAAGTGTCAGTTAACGGAAAGATTACAGCAACAGCAGGAACCGCTGCTAGCGATGTGGTTGTCAAAAGTCAATTAGATTTAAAAGCAGATGCAACGGCTTTACCAACATCAGGAGGTTATACGCCAACGCTTACAGGAGTATCGAATACTACCTCCATTAGTCACTCGAGTAAAAGTGCCTATACAAAAGTAGGAAACATTGTTACATTTAAAGTGGCTTTTTCGATAGTGCCAACGGTCATAAATACTGTGACATCTTTCGATATTACATTACCTATTGCTAGGGCAAACACGGGAACTGATACTATTGGATCGGGCTCTATACCAAACACAGGGGCAAATTATTCTTCATGTCTAGCTCAAAGCACAACTACTACAACGGTAAGAGTGTATTTTTATGCTTTAGGAACAGCATCTTCTCAGGGAGTTATAAATTGTGAATACGACATAACACAATAATTTAAATAAATATAAAATGAAAAATTGGACTATTAAAGGATTTTTAGCGGTTTACATTGTGGTATTCTGCACAATATCAATGGCTTTTCTAGATTTGGCTGAAATGATAACAGGCGCTTTTATTAGTATGCTTAGTGGGGTTTTTGGATATTACTTCGGATCAACTCAGGGAAAATCAGCACAAGACAAGGCACTTGTAGAATCAAAAACAATTTATTCTGATTCAATAGGAGGATCAACACCACCCGTAAAAACCGATGAAAAGTAATTTAAAATACATAATATCTTTCTTTTTATTAACTCTTTATGAGATAAATAAAAACCGGAAAAGCTTAATCCTTTTATGCTTGATTCCTTTATCTGAGATAAAAGCAATCTTTTATGAATCGGATTTGCGTGTTTCCTGGTATTTATTTTCTGATAATAGAAAGTTGTTATGTAATGTATTACAGGAATATTCCAATATAATTGTTATTGGCGTAATCCTGTTTTATGCTATTTTCGTCAAATTAGAAGTGATCACCAAACAAATAATTTTATTTTTATTCATTATTAACACTTACGACTTTTTGTTTTTGGGATTAATGGATAACAATTATTATTTGTGTAAACTGCCGTTAACGGCTATAACTTACGCATATGCAAACAGCAAAATTACTTTTCAACGCGATTAACTATTGTTTTTACATTTTATATAGTTTTACGTTTATCGATGTTCTAAAAAAGAGCTTATTCCATGAATTCTATTTAGATAACGCAACAAATATTGCTCAATTGATACTAACCATCATTGGGGTTTTTTTTGCTTATTATAGGCTTAGAACTTATATTCGTGATTCAAAAACTAGAAGTAAGATTTTAGAACAGGAGTTAATTGCAAAACAAAATGAAAATTTTGCCGGAAAATGGAATAAAGAATTTATACAACCTTTTAAAAAAAATGAATAATCATGGATGCAATTACAATAGAAAGAATAAAAGAATTTTTATATATTTGTATATAAAAAAAATAAAAAATGTTTTATATATACGGAATTTATTCTTCTGAAAACAATATCATAAGATATATAGGTTTTACTTCAAATCTATATGAAAGATTAAAAGAACATCATAAAGACTTAAAACGTAAAAAGGTTAATACTCATAAGAAAAAATGGATGTTAAAATGTATAAATAATGGACATAAATTTGATTATATTATTTTAGATAGTTCTGAATCTAAAAGTATAATATACGAATTGGAAAAATATTATATAAATAATTACAGTTTAATAACAAAATTGGTTAATGGCACTTTAGGAGGCGATGGTGTAACTATGACTGAAGAAATTAGGAAAAAAATATCTGTTGCCAATAAAGGAAGAAAAATGACTGAAGAAAATAAAGATAATTTAAGAATCTTAAGACTAGGGACTAAACTATCCGAAGAAACAAAAAAGAAAATGAGTGATACTCATAAAAAAATTGGCACTAAAATTATTATAACAGATGAAATAAGAAAAAAATATAGCGACAGAATGAAGGGAAGTGTTGTTTTAATGACAGGTAAAAAGCACACACAAACAACAATAGAAAAAATTAGAAAAGCAAAATTAGGATGTGTTTCTAAGAAAATGAGAGCTGTATTACAGATTGATTTTAAAACTAAAAATGTTGTTAATACTTTTGAAAGCATTACATTAGCAACAAAAATAACAGGAATAAACAATATACATAGGTGTATTGTAGGAAAAAGAAAAACAGCAGGAAATTATGAATGGAAATATAAATTATGACGAATTGTCGATAGCAAGAATAAAAGAATTTCACCCAAAATTTAGGGATTTACTTTTGAAGCAATATATTGAAGCAAACAATTTACTTGGTAAAGGCGCTAGATTACGATTTGCGTATGTTTATCGTTCAAATGCTTTACAGGATAAATTATATAACCAAAAGCCAAAAGTAACCAATGCTAAAGGCGGCCAATCAATTCACAATTATGCGATGGCTTTCGATATCGTATTGCTTTATGATAATGATGGCGATGGAAAATTTGAAGAAGCTTCATGGTCAATGATCCGTGATTTTGATAAAGATGGTAAAGCGGATTGGAAAGAAATTGTTGATTACTTTAAATCTAAAGGTTGGGAGCATGGCGGCGATTGGAAAAGCTTTAAAGATCAACCTCATTTTCAATTAAAAAAGCCTGATGGATCATCTTATAAATGGCAAGAATTAAAAGCCTTGGTTGATTCCGGAAAATTTATTTTAGAGAATGGTATTAAATACCCTAAAATATAATACAATAAATCGTAAAAATTATATACAAAAAAGCTGTTAAATTATATAACGGCTTTTTTTATACCTTTGTTTTTCATCAAAAACATTTTACTTATGATACAAATAAATCCAAGATCACCCGCGTTTATTCAATTATTAAAATATGCTGCAGTTGCAATTATATCTATTTTAATATTCAGTTGGGTAAAAAGTTGTAGTTCCGGACCGACTACATCTAAAACGCAAACTGTAATTGTTCCTGAAAAATCGGGATCATTTGAGCCTAAAAAACCGGATTCAAAGCCTTTGGAATTTAAAGAAAATCTCAAAAACGAGATAAAAAAAGATGGGACTGTTTATGTTCCGAATCCATTAAATGAAAAGTTGCTGCAGGAAAACGAACAACTAAAATTAGATTACTCAAAAATGAGTGATTCTTTAAAATCTAAAACCTATGAAAAGGCAATTGAACTAAATACATTTTCATCCAGGTTTGAAGATAAATTCATGGTATTAAATATTAATGGAACTGTTCGGGGCGAAGTTCAGGAAATCACACCTTCATATACTCGAAAAGAATTTGAAATCGAAGTAAAACAAAAAGAAAGCATTTTTAGGCTTTTAGCGGGCGCAGAAATCGGAAGCAGTATAATTACACCTAAATTGAATTTTAAAGCAAATGTGATGTTTCAGAATAGAAAAGGCGATATAATTAGCACTTCTTACGATACAAATAAAAATGTTTGGATAGGATATAACAAATCAATCTTCAATATTAAGAGATAAGTTCATTGTTTTTTTGCGTTCATTTAAACTGAACAATTAAATTTAGTGAACAGAATTCTTTAAAAACCGCTTAGTTAATTCTAAGCGGTTTTTTTTGCGCCTACTATTTATAATCAATATAAATTACGTTTATTTATTTTTTGTTTGTATTTTTTATACAAATGTTTTATTACATTTGTCATTCAATTAGTAATCACTTAAAAATAAAAAATTATGCCTAATCACATTAAAAACAAATTAAAAGTAGTTGGAACTGTTCAACAAATTCAAGAAGTATTTGAAAAATATAATACTCATATTCCTGCCGAATTAAATAAAGCACATGATGGAACTATTATTTGCAAAACTGCCGGAGAAGATTATAGTATTGGTTGGTTCGATCCAAAAAATGGAGAATTCACACAAAGAGGGAAGGAAAATATAATCGGACTACCCGAAGAATATTCGTTTGAAATTAATCAATCTAAAGATTTATTTCCTTCTTTTGAAAAAATTATTGCACCGCCTGATTGTGATGAATATAAAGATATTCCGAGCCAACAAGCCGTTTCTAATTCTCCTAATTGGTGGCATACATGGAATTGTAACAATTGGGGTACTAAATGGGGTGGGTATTCATACGAAACGGAAACATTTGGAACTTATACTTTTGAAACTGCATGGAGTGGAGTTCCTGATTTAATGGCAGAATTAAGCAAACAAAACCCTGAAGTTGAGTTTGAATATACTTATGCGGATGAAGACACGGGCTGTAATGTTGGTAAATTCACTTTTAAAGGAGGTGAAGTTTTAAATACTTATTTACCTTCAAACTGTTCAAAAGAAGCCTATGATTTGGCATTTGAATTAAGACCTGAAAGAAAAGAAGATTACGTGCTTATTGATGGCGAATATGAGTATGTAGACGAAGACGAAACAGAAGATTAATTAAAAACAAATAAACTTATGGCACAAATTAAAATTTTAAAAGACGAGATTTTCGAGGAAATCAAAAAGAATTACGATCTAAAACAGGTCATTTCAGAAGTTCTTTTCATTCAAAACAACAGCGTTAGGACATTGGCAATTGCTAAATCTGATAAGCTAACCCAATATGCGGTTATGTGCGTTGTAAAAGATTTTCTGAAAAAGAAAACCATTGAAGAAATGTTTATCACAAGGGCTAAACGATGATTACTCGCATTAATGGAAAATGGACTGTTGATGGTAAAAAATACCGTTACATGACCAGGAACGACAAACAAAGGCTTTCTAATTTCATGTTATTCATGAAAGAAGCACATTCAAAAATTAATTCTAAAAGTCATGGATAAGCAACAATATACCTTAGATCAGTTAAGGCATTTAGCTAAAATAAGATCTTCGCCAATGGATGATTACCTTGATGATTATTATACATCGGATAAAGGGATTTTTAAAGAAGGAACAAAAACATTTTTTGATTGGATTGAAGAAATGGAATCAAAAGGAAAGATTAGCGAATTATTAAATCATAAATTAAAATCATAATGAAAAACAACGAAATCGTATTAAAGCAATTGCCTATCATAGTTCACAAATTACAGGATGCCGGAAAAAGTGTTCAAAAAAGAATTGATAGTTTAGAACTTGATAAACAAGTTGCTACTGAAGAAACTGTAAAATCAATGAAGGTTTTGCGAGCCGAACTTAACAAAGAAGTAAAAGATTTTGAAGAGCAAAGAGGTTACATCAAAAGCGAAGTAAATAAACCTTATTTAGAGTTCGAAAATATTTACAAAACAGAAATCACTGACCGATATAAAAAAGCAACTGATTTGCTAAAAAACAATATAGATACGGTAGAATTCAAAATCAAAAAAGAAAAAGAAAACAATATCAAAGAATATTTCGATGAACTTTGTGTTGCTGAAGGAATTGATTTTGTAAAATTCGAATCATTAAAAATAGAGGTAAATCTTTCTACTGCTGAAAAGAAATACAAAGAACAGGTTTATGCCTTCATTGAAAAAGTAAATGATGATTTAGCACTAATTAAAGCTACTGATTTTGAAGCCGAAATCATGACCGAGTACAAACTTACTTTGAATGCTTCAAAAGCTATTACAACGGTTAAAACGCGTAAAGAATCAGAAGCAGCAGAGGAAGCAAAAATTAAAGCTGAACTTATTCAAAACCGTAAAAATGCACTAATTAAGCTCGGTCTAAATTACGTCGAAATCACTAATGCTTATGAATATAACGATGATATTTTCGTATCTTTAAGTGATGTAATCAACAGATCTAAAGAAGAGTTTATTAAGATTCATGCCGAGGTTTCAGCTAAAATTAAATCATCAAAAGAAGTGGAATCCGAAAAAATTGTTCAGCCGGAAACAATAGAGATAAAAGTAGAACTTTTTGAAGTTTCAAAAACCGAGGGAATAAATCCCGAAACAGGTCATTCAAGAATTGTAAAACCAGTTATTACCGCGCCTATTTCGGCCCCAAAAGTAGAAGTTGTAGAAGAAGAAATTAAAACCGCCTCATTCGAGGTAAAAGCAACAATGACTGCATTACGTGGATTAGGGGCTTACATGAAAGAAAACGGAATCGAATATAAAAATATTTAATAATTAAAAACAAATAAAATGAGTACACAAGTAGCAAACACAGAACCAAAAAAAGCCGTATCGATTGGAAACTTCTTAAACTTTCCAAATACGCAAAAATTTCTTTCAGATAATCTTCAAGACAATAAAAAAGAATTCGTTAGCAATCTGTTAGCCTTATGCGATGGTGATGCAAATTTAGCAGCGTGCGATCCGCAAAGATTAATGCTTTGTGCAATGAATGCAACTGCTTTAAACCTACCTTTAAATAAAAATCTTGGATATGCCTATATCATTCCTTATAAAGGTATTCCAAGTTTTCAAATTGGTTATAAAGGACTTATTCAGCTTGCTTTACGTTCAGGACAATATAAGTTTTTAAATGCTTGTGAAGTTCGTGAAGGTGAAATTTCAAGAAATAAATTTACAGGAGAAATTAAGTTTTTAGGAGAAAATGAGGATTCTCCAATTATTGGTTATATGGCTTGTTTAGAACTCACAAACGGATTCAAAGCATCTTTATATATGACTGAAAAGCAAATTGAAGATCACGCAATTAGATTTAGCAAAATGTATGCAGCCGACAAACAATATGGAAAAAGAGTAAGTAAATGGAGCGATGCCGATGCTAGGCCAAAAATGGCTGTAAAAACAGTATTAAAAGGATTACTTGGTACTTATGGTGTATTGTCTACTGAAATGGTAAAAGCTATTTCAGAGGATAATGACAATGAGGAAGAAAAACCATCTTCAGGTTCCCGTGGAGGTGAATTTCAAGAAGCTGTAATCGTTCAGGATGAACCAGGGGAAAAAGAACCTGAAAAAGTTAAAATTTAATTATGAATTATGAATTAAATAAAAGCATTGTAAACGTGGTATCTTCCGGGAGCCACGGCAATGCTGTTATATATCATGAAAACATATTAATTGATATTGGTGTTTCATATAAAATGATAGAACCATTCAAAAAACAACTACAATTAGTTCTTTTAACACACGAACATACAAGTGATCACCTAAATATATCATCATTAAAAAAACTGTGTTCAGAACGTCCTTTGTTACGTGTTGCTTGTGGTGAGTGGATGGTAAAGTATTTAGATGGAATAAAAAATATTGATGTTTTAGAACCCGGAATTATTTACGATTATGGATTATTTAAAATTTCACCTGTAATTTTATATCATGATGTTAAAAATTTTGGTTATAGAATATTTAAAGGAAACCATAAAACAATTCATATAACTGATACTTCTCATGTGATAGGAATCGTGGCAAAAAACTACGATCTGTTTTCAATAGAATTTAATTACGATGAAGAAACAGTTTTTGACAGCATTCAAAGAATTGAATCAAAAGGCGGTTATGCATATCAAAAAGGAGCTATTAACAGTCATTTAAGCCAACAACAAGCAAAAGACTTTATATTTAAAAATGCCGGTCCGGATTCAAAATTTATTCGGCTTCATGAAAGCAAAAACAATTAATCAATAAATACAAATACTTATGAAAAACAGAATCACAATTTTAGGAATCATTTTAATTTCTTTATCATTAACTTCTTGCTATGATTTCAATAGAGACCAAGCCGAAAAAGATGCCCAAAGTGTAGGTAAACAAATTTTGCTGAAAGCAGAAAGTTCTAAAAAAGCGAAAATTGAAGAAGCTAAAGCCGATTATGAGAGTGCAAAGTTAAATGCTCAGACGCGTATTATAGAAGCTGAGTCAAAAGCACGCTCAATTAATACCATTAGTAAAGCTATTAAAGAAAATCCGGAGTATATGCAATTTCAATTAATAGAGAGCATGAAAGGCGCTAATAGGATTTATATTCCTACTGAAGCAGGTATTCCAATAATCGAAAAAAAGTAATTATGAGATTCACACTTTATATTTTAGTAGGAATACCAATTTTAATTATTTTTTACTTGATTATTTGGAAAGTAATTAAAGAGCTTTTTAAGAAAGATTAATCATTAAGCCGTTTCGAAAGATTCGGCTTTTTCTTATTTAGAATCTGTATAAACTACAACGTAATGTATTTTATATACAAATATTTTATACATTTACATCATAGAAATAAACAATTAAAATTTATCATCATGAAAGCAAATAGATCACAAATTTTTTCACAAGCTTGGACATTATTTAGAAAGTACAATATTACTTTTGCTCAGGCATTAAAAAAAGCATGGACTGATTTTAAAAGACAGTTTTATGTTTCTATTTATAATTCAATTCCTTCTAAACCATCAACGGCTAAAAAGAAACTTGAAGCAAAAAAAATGTATGAGCAATTTAATACTGTTGATTTCGCTTTAACTTTTAGAAGTGTTGAAAGCAATTCAAATGCTGCAGCTTATTACGATGGACATACTTTAAACCTAGATTAATTATGAAAGCATTAAAACTTTGTTCAATATGTTTGAGGTTTTTTAATAAATGTCAAACTTGTAAATGTAAAACAAATAAAAAATAGAAACCATGCAAAATCAAAACCGTTACCGAATAGAAAATACACTTCATAGCAATATTTACAGTTATCACGCATGTTGTGTTATAGGTTATCATCCTTATACAGATACTTTAGCGCAAATAAATTATGTTTATGAGCAAAGTGCTAGAAGAAATAAAACTCCTAAATCAGTAGGTATTTGGCGAGTAAAACAATAGATAAATAACAATTAAAACCAAAATTATGAAAGAAGAATTATTGTATTTAGAACCATTAGAAGTTTTTATAAAAAACATTCAAAAAATAAAAGTTTCAAAAGAATTAAGATATGATTTTATATTAAGATATATAAAATTCATAAGCGCACCATTCCAAACTAAGTTTATTTGGGAGGTTGATAATTTTGGAAACGAATTATATTTAGTAAACGGTAAGTATGGTTATTTTGAGTTTGATAATAGCCGATACGGAATGTTTGTTCAAGTTCCTGATAGGATTTATAAAAAGGCTATAAATATGAAGTTAGTTACAGGTAATATAGAACTAAGAAATGAAGGTAAAATGTACACAGATTCTAAAGATCATTGGACAAGAATAACTATTTCAAATGTAACACCCTGGACACCTAAAACTTTAATTGATGTTATTCGTTATGCAAATAAAAAAGACGAAAAGTTTAAATTAACCGAAAGATCATTAAAATATTTATTTAAAGAAATTTACACATCATGACAACTAACCAATTATTCCAACAAAACAACCGTTATTTAATGTTGCGGTTGATTCCTGAAAATCGTTTTAGATTTTGCAAAACCAACAAAGAACTGATTGATAAAATTATTAAAGAAATAGGAATCTGCTTAAATTAAATAATTATGATAAAATCGACTGATGTGAAAATTGGAAATTATATTCAAGGAGTAGCAAACATATTAATTGTAGACAAATACATTATTGAAAATATTGTAGATAATCCCAAACACCCATACAAGCCAATCCCATTAACAATTGATTGGTTAAAAAAAGCAGGTTATAAGCAATTGAAATGCATAAATAAAACCTATTCATTGGGATCATTCGAAGATAATTCTGCAATATTTGTTTCAGGTGAAAAGTTTACGCATATCAATACGGGAATACGTTTAGAGTTTGTTCACGAACTTCAAAATTTGCATTCATGTTTATTTAAAAAAGAACTTAAATTTGATTAATATGGATTATAAAACTTTAATGCCTAACAATATTATTCTTTACGGGATAATAAACGAACCGATTTCTATTAAAAAAATTGATCCGAAATCCGTAGTTATTGAAATGGCCACAGGATGCCCGCTGACAAATGAATGGTTTGATAAATTTAAGTTTCAAAAATTAGCAGAAAATTACGTTTCTGAAAGATTCAAATTCATGTTTAAAAAAGGATATAATTATTGGTATGTTGTAGATCGTTTATCACTTACTTATTTAACCAAAATTGAATTTGTTCACGAACTTCAGCAGTTTATGTTAATTATGGATGGTAAAACTTTAAAACTTTAAAGCTTTAATTATGTCAATATATAACGGCAGCAAGCCCATCGACCAACAGCGAGCAATTCAAAGATTGCAGTTCTTAATTGCCAATGGAAAAGTTTTTGAACTTACAGAAAAGAAGAGAACCAGGTCAATAAGTCAAAATTCATTCCTGCATCTTATTTTGCAATTTTTTGCACATGAAACGGGTTACACGACAGCTGAAGTAAAACAGGAAATATTTAAGAAAATTGTAAATCCTGATACTTTTTACGATGGTGAAGTTTATAAAGGTTTAATTGTGTTGCAACGTTGGCGATCAACTGCTAACCTCAACACAAAAGAAATGACACTTTGTATTGACCGGTTCCGGGATTACGCATCGAAAGAAGCCGGAATTTATCTTCCTGACCCGCACGATCTTTCTTTGATCGATGAAATCAAAATAACAGTTGAAAATAATAAGCAATATTTATAAATTAAAAACTAAAAAAATGAGAACAATTAGATTTAGAGGAAAAAGATTAGATAATCAGGAATGGGTTTACGGTGGGATTTCAATTTTTGAAGGTGAAGCAACCATTTACGATGAAAATGATTTAACAAATTCAGCTCATGAAGTTGATATTAATACAGTGGGTCAATTTTCAGGTGAAGCTGATAAAGATGGTAATGAAGTTTACGAGGATGATATTTATTTACCTGAAAATTCAAAAGAATACTATTTAGTTTCTTTTTCAGATGGCGCTTTTAATGGTGGCGTAAATAAAGCAAATTGTTCTCCTTTGTTTTGGCAAGCTGAAGAAGATAATCACGGTGAATTAACCGGTGATTTAGAACCGGAAAACTTTTTTAGTAAATGGGGAATTTGCGGAAACATTCACGATAACCCCGAATTATTAAAATAACATTCTTATATTTGTCTAGTGGTTTATTGTCGGATTAATCACAAAGTAAGACATATTAGAATTCCCTAAAGATCAGCTATCCGACAATAGCCCTTTAGGGAATTTCTACTTTTTAAAACTTAATCAATAATAATTAAATATTTAAATCATGGGAAAAGCCATCAAAGAAAAAGAAGTGAACGAAGAAGTTCAAGACGTACAAAAAGATTTTGAAATCAAATCTGCATCAATTAAAGACCATCAATGTACTTATGGCTATGAAATTTTAACCGGGCCAACTCGCGGAGATCTTATTCCGGGGCGAAAAGGAGTTCATTTAATTCATGATGATTTGAATGAATGTTTTTCAGAGTTAAGCATTTTCCTAATGCATATCGATGATTATTTCAAAAACGATGAAAACGTAAATAATCAAACGCCTTTATCGAAATTGGAGGAACATGAAGATTTAAATCGTTATTGGGTAACAGGTTTCAAAGTTACCGGATTCGATGAAAATAAATCAATTATCCTAACGGGTGAAAAATCTGTAACAAATGGGTTAATTAAAATTGTTTCGCCTAAAATCAAACTCGATGGTACTTATTTGTACGTTGAAGAATTGAACGAAAGGCTGCGTATTGCTTTGAATGAGGTTGAAGCGTACATGAATGGTAAATCAGCGCCTAAATTGGAACAAACCGAATTAGATCTTCAAACTTTTGCACAAGAGGATAATTTACCAATTATTGGTGATATGGAATCTGCTGAAGTTTAATTTATGGTTTTTCAAGAACGTCAGTACCAAAAAGATGCGATAGCACACGGAATAAATTACCTTCTTGGCGATTCTAAAGAAAATGCATTACAGATACTACCGACCGGCTCAGGCAAGTCGGTAGTAATTGCAAAAATATTAGAGCCATTGCCAGGGAAAACGGTAATACTTCAACCATCAAAAGAAATCTTAGAACAGAACTATGAAAAGTTTTCAAAATATGGTAGAGCTTCTATTTATTCAGCATCGGCCGGACAAAAAGTAATTGATCGAATTACCTTTGCAACTATCGGTTCTATTATTGAAAAGCTTCACATGTTCAAAGGAACTGACTATTTCCTTATAGATGAATGCCATTTGTGTGGTCCGGAAAAAGGAATGTATCAAAAACTTTTTAAAGCTTTTCCGAAAGCTAAATTTTTAGGATTAACCGCAACGCCTTACAGATTGACCCAAACGGAAGATGGGGCGCAATTAATTTTTCTTACGCGCAGCCAACCAAGATTATTTCATAATGTTCTTTATTACGTTCAAAATTCAGTTTTATTTGATGCCGGATATTTAGCTAAACTAAGATATTTCTCTTATGATGTAGTTGACAGGTCTAAATTAGAAATGAATAGTTCAGGAACCGACTTTACAACAGCGAGTTTAAGCCGATTATATAAATCTATAGACATGCCTTCAAAAATTGTAATGTACGCTAAAATGATACTTTCTAAGCGAAAAAACGTTTTGATATTTTGTGCTACTATAGTCGAAGCGACAATTGTAATGCGCAGAATGCCGGGATCTGCAATTTTAACAGGAGAAACAAAAACCCTTGAGCGTGAAAGAATTTTAGCCAGGTTCAAAAAAGGAGAAATAAAATGTTTGATCAATGTAGGGGTTTTAGTAGTAGGCTTTGATTATCCTGCATTAGAAGCGGTTTTAATTGCCCGCTCAACAATGTCATTATCATTATATTATCAAATTGTTGGCCGTGTAATGCGTATTTTTACCTACCCTGATGGAACAAAAAAAGAAGGTTGGGTTGTAGATTTGGGAGGAAATATAAATTTCTTTGGAAAGATTGAAACAATGATCATCGAGGAACCGAAAAAAGGTCAGTTTTCTATATGGAACAATGGAAAACAGTTAACAAATGTTCCGTTAATTAAATAACTTTAATAATAAATATTATGAAAAAAATAAACATGACTGAGCAATTGGAACATTTAATTTCTGAAGAATCCCGGATTAAAGAAACTCATTTACAGGAATTTTGGAGTAAAAACCAACTGCCTGAAAAATTATTCACAGTAGATCGTTTAGGAACTATTAGAGAAATTGAAATCACAGGAAATCATATTGGTTATCTATTTGAAGATAGAAATATTTGGCGACCGAATTATGATAAAGAAAAAAGACCAAGCAAAAATTTAGTCGTTGCGTATATTGAATACGTAGAATCAATAAAAACCGCTGAACAGGTTGTTTATATTGATTATCGTGATAGGGGTACAGGCTGTTATAAATATTCTGATTTAATAAAAGAACCTCATTTTGCATTTAATGAATTGGAATTACAAACAGAATCAAAAAGGCTTTCTGAGACTTATGCACCAAAAGAAAATCATACTGCATGCGGTTATTGCGGAAAACAAACGCCTAATGATAAATTAGTAAATAGTACTATTATCGGGCGTGGGAGAAAAGAAGTTTATAACGATTGGAAAAGACGTTATGAAAGTAGAGCATATGTAACGCATGAACCTATGAAATTTTGCTCAGCAACTTGCGCAGGAAATGAACAAATGTTACGTGAAGGATAATTTAAATTATAAATCATGCCAACATGGAGAGAACACGCATCGCCAATTATAGCAAAAGTAATTGCTGATAATAAAGGAAAAACACCAAATGAGATAAAAAAGGCTTTACATTCTGCCTATCCTTATAGAGAACGCGCCCGACACCCGTATAAAATATGGTGTGATGAAATAAAAGTTCAATTAAAAACTAAAGTTTCAAATTTAAAACCTCAACCGGAAAATCAGATCGATTTATTTGATATGATCCAAGAAGTTGAAAAAGAAAAGTAATTATGATAACACCTGAAATTTTACACGAAAAAGCATTCTATTTTGAATCAGAAGAAAATGGAATATTCCAAAGATATGTTAAACAAATTGATGAAAATGTCGATTTAGTAATTGAGGTAAGCCCGGAACAAAGAATTTTTGTTTATATTTTTGAAGATCAAGAAACGAAACACGAAGAAGGAGTAGTTATCCTTTTAAATACTGATGATGTTGATTTTGCTATTAAAGTTGCGGAATGTATTATTGGTGTAGAGTAATTTAAAATCATTATAAATTACCTTAAATTGTTTGTACATTGAAATAAATGTGTATTTTTGTCAATGTAATCTACCACTTACGATAAAGACATTTTAGTGTAAAAACTAAACCGACAAATCCGTTAATAGTGTGGTAGCTGTTAACGGATTTTGTCATTTTTAATACTTTTATTATGATAACACCAAAACAACAAGCAGTAAATCTTATTGAAGATTTTTTAGACAATCATACTCAATTCGGAGGTATAGGAATAACCGAAAAACAAGCGATTAATTTTGCTTTAATTACTGCTAAAAAAATGCATTATGAATTATCAGATCTTCCACGCATTCCATACAATGAAAAAAGAACAGATTATTGGAAAATGGTAATTTATGAACTTGAAAAACTTTTAGCTTTAATTAAGGTTATAAAAAAATAATATCATGATTAGTAAAAAAGTATATCGGTATTATGCCGATTGTGGTAAAGCGTATTGGACAAAAAGAGCGTGTTTAGATCACGAAAAGATTTGCATATGTTGGAAGAATGCAAAATTTAAAACATGCTTAACTTGCGTTCATAAAAATATTAAAGTTGATGATGATGGTGAACAGTCTTGGCAATATAATGACTGTAAAAACCCTGAAATGAACCTCAACACTATGTTTATTCCTGCGCACGAAAAAGCGGATTATATTTGTATTAATTGCCCTAAATGGGAGTTAAAAACTTGATTATGGCTGAGAATAAGAAAGGGTTTCTTTTGTATGCAAATTACATAGGAACAATTAATCAACTTCCGGATGAAGTAGCAGGAAGATTGTTTAAGCATATTTTTGCTTATGTAAACGATCTTAATCCTGTTAGCGATGAATTATTGCTTAATGTTGTTTTCGAACCAATAAAAAACCATTTAAAAGATGATTTAGAAAAATACATATTAGGTAAACATGATAAAAGTTTAAGTGGTAGGATTGGTAATTTAAAGCGCTGGCACAAAGATTTGTACGATGATTTTGCAGCCGATAAGCTTAATTTACAAGAAGCTGAAACAATCGCACAAAATCGCAAAGTATCGCACCGCGATGTTTCGCCATCGCAACACATCGCAAACATCGCTGTTATAGATATAGTAAAAGATAAAGCTATAGTTAATGATAAAGTAAAAGCTATAGTTAAAGTAAAAGATTCTTTTGAATTAGAAGAAACTAAGGAGTACGTAGCATTTGAGGAATTAAAAATTCCTCCCAACTCTCCAAAAATTGATTTTATGAAACTTCAAAAGTATTTTAATGATAATCGTGGAATGCTTCCTGAAGTTAAAAAAATGTCAGATGCAAGAAAAAAAAGGATTTTGGTTTTAGAAAAGCAATACGGAAAAGATTTGATTTTAACCTGTATTAACAAAACTAGGGATTCACCATTTTTACAGGGAGAAAATAAAGCCAATTGGATTGCATCATTTGATTGGATTTTTACACCGGCTAATTTTTTAAAAATAATAGAAGATAACTATGAAAAACGAATTAACACCTCAGGAAAAACAAACGAACAAATATTTGTCGACGCAATGCAGTCAGAAACAGCTAAAAACTTTAGATTTAAGTAAAAATATTATTTCAGGAACTGCAAGTTTAGCGTTTATTGAAATGGGAGTATCAATAAAAAATACTTTCGATAGTTCTTCTTTACGTTCTACTTTCAAAGGCGAAAATGGTCAGATTGGATTTAGTGTTGTTAAGATTCTTGTAGATCGTTTTATAAATTCTTTTGGATTCGCTACAAAAATGACTGATATTCAAATTGAAGTTTTAACCGTTGATACTTTAGAAAAGTTTTCATTTGAAACATTGGAAGATATTATTTTGTTTTTTAAAATGGCTAGAAATGGTGATTTTGGCAGCACAATGAGAGGTGTGGATTCAAATTTGATATTTGGCGAATGGTTTCCAAAGTATTTAGAAATCAAATCAATTGAGAGAGAAAAAATAGTTGCAAAAGAACAATTTGAATTGAACAATAATTTATTATCAATTGAAGATGTTAAAAATGCTTATAATAAAGCTGAAAATACGCCACAAAAAAAACACGATCGACTTAAAGAATTGATTGATGAAAATACAAAAGGCTTTACTAGGCAGCAACTCGAAGATTTAATTGCTGAATGGGAAAAAGACGAAAGTAAAGCTCCTTTTCTTTATGCTTTGAGAAGAAAGAGATTAGATATTAAAGGCGATTTCGAATTTAAATAATTATTAACCATTTTAAAATAAAATTATGAAAAAGAAATTCAAAACAAGAATTGTTCATTATTTAGATAAATGCTATGTAGTTGAATATGCTAGTTATTATTTAATTCCTTTCTATGAGGTTTTAAAAGACACAACACTCGGGAGAAACATACCTGAATTATTTTCTAAAGAACAAGCAGATTTTTTAATTTTGAGATTAAAATCTATAGAGGATATTAAAATCTTTGATTTAGAATTGTTTTATTATGATTTTCTATCTCATGAAAAAATTCAATTGCCATGACCGAAAAATCAATTCAAAAAGCGCTATTTCGTGCATTCAGTTCGCACAAATACAAATTCACTAACGTTTACTACTTCGGGAATGAATCAGACTTTCTGAGCTTCTTAGATTCCGGATTCTGTTATGAATGTGAAATAAAGATCAGCCGTTCAGATTTTAAAGCTGATTTTAAAAAAGAGAAACACACCATTCATAAAGCTAACGAGATAAAAGGGAATTTGTTTCTAAGAAAAGAAGGTGTTTCATTGTCTTTTAATCCTAGTTGGCAGTTTTGTAAAGAATTTCCGGAATTAGTTGAATCTGAAGAATACATTCAAAGACGAAGATTAACTCACGATCCTTTTTTCGAAGAAGTTACAGTTTTAGATTTACGGGCAACAATTTCATCTAAAATTAGATTTGTTTCCCATGACAACAAGTTGCTGCCAAATAAGTTTTTTTACGTTGTGCCTATGGGATTGATCAGCAAAGAAGAAGTTCCGGAATATGCAGGATTAATTTATGTTGATGAATTTGGAGAATGTACTAAAATTAAAGATGGAAAATTTTTGCATAAAGATAAACTCGATGTAAAAAAGCTTTTTACAAAATGTTATTACGCTTACGAAGAAAAATTAATTCAAAAATTGAAGTAAACATGAAAAATATTTTTAAAATTTTAGCAAAGTCTTTGAATGAACCTGATAGTTTTATTGAATTCTTGTTTTGGCCGATATTTATATCAACTGTTTTATTTTTCATATTAGTTTTTATAAGCAATTTAAAATCATTCTAAACTACGTTGCAATGTATTTTGTGTTTGTATAAAAAGTACATTTACGTATAATTAAAAAGTAAAATAATGGAAAGAATTTACCATCGATACGAATATTGGGAATGCTTTAAAGAAGGTTTTTTTAGAAATGTTTCGGGTGAAGAAAGAAAGAAATTATCAAAAAAAGTCATTGAACTTTTTGAAGATTCAAATAAAACCGAAATTTTCATGCAAAAAGTAATTGATAATTGGATTTATTCATGTGAACATAATTTAACCAATATTTCAATGAATCGTGTTGCATGGTTGGGACAATCGGCATGCTGCTTATATGCTAAAATACCTTATTCAGTCACGATGGAAAATTGGCGATTTGTTTCAAAACAAAAAGCAGATAAAGCCTGTGAAATAGCTGAAAGATTAATTAAAAAATACGAAGAAACCGAAAAAATAAATCAATTATGCCTAAAGTTTATTTAGATCAAAACGTTTACGATGCAGCAGTCGAAAGAATAAAATTTACTTTCGATAATTTTGAAAAGATTTATCTTTCTTTTAGTGCAGGAAAAGATTCGACAGTTATGCTTCACATGGTTATGGATGAAGCTATTAAAAGAAATGTAAAAATTGGTTTGATGATTGTTGATTTAGAGGGCCAATATAAACTTACAATTGATCACATGCATAAATGCATTGAAATGTACAAAAGCCACATTGATTTATATTGGGTTTGTTTACCAATTCATTTACGAAATGCAGTTAGTGTTTTTAAACCATTTTGGAAATGTTGGGATACTGAAGTTAAAAAAGATTGGATTCGTCAATTACCAAAAGAAGCAATTTGGGATATTAATTATTTTCCTTTCTTTCGTGATGGAATGGAATTTGAAGAATTTGTTCCGGAATTTGGCGAATGGTATTCACAGGGCAAAACATGCGCCTGTTTAGTTGGTATTCGTGCAGATGAAAGTTTAAACCGTTTCAGAACTATTGCAAGCGAAAGTAAAATTACTTTTATGAATAAGCAGTACACTACCAAAGTAACTGATAATGTTTTTAATCTTTATCCTATTTACGATTGGAAAACTGAAGATATTTGGATTTACCATGCTAAAAATAAGCATAAAAGACATAATGAACTTTATGATATGATGCATAAAGCCGGGTTATCAATTCATTTACAGCGTATATGCCAACCTTATGGCGATGATCAAAGGCGAGGTTTATATTTATTTCATTTGATCGAGCCTGAAACCTGGGCAAAAGTTGTTGCACGTGTAGAAGGCGCTAATAGTGGCGCTTTATATGTTCAAGATACCGGAAACATAAACGGTTACGGAAAAATCACAAAGCCAATGCATCACACATGGAAAAGTTTTTCCGAATTAATATTAAATACTTTGCCTGAAGTGACAGCCGAGCATTACAGAAATAAAATATTTACTTTTCTAAAATGGTGGTCGGAACGTGGTTATTATGATGGTTTACCTGATGAAGCGCCCGCAATTTTAGAAAGTGAAAGATTAGCCCCATCATGGCGAAGAGTAGCAAAATCATTGCTTAGAAACGATTATTGGTGCAAAGGTTTAGGATTTACCCAACACAAAACCGAAGCTTATAATAAATACTTAAAATTAAAAAAAGAACAACGTTTAAACTCTAATATCAAAATATAATGAAAGATTTAATTTTACAACAATTTGACTTAATTATAGAATCATTAAAACATTTAGAAACTGATTTGAAGGTTTCTATTATGAACGAAATTAAAATTAAAATGCATGAAGTTTCGCCATTTAAAAGCGAACCTGTTGATTGTGTTTTATGGGTTAAAAATGATAGCGTACATGCAAATGATTACAACCCGAACAGCGTAGCCCCTCCCGAAATGGAGCTTTTACGCTTATCGATTGAATCAGATGGATATACTCAGCCGATTGTTTCGATGTTGGATGAAAATCTAACTACACGAGAAGTAATTGATGGATTTCACCGTAATAGAGTAGGAAAAGAGTGTCCGGAAATTCAAAGCCGCGTTCACGGTTATTTACCGGTTGTTACAATAAATGAAGATCGAACAAAAATAAACGATCGTGTTGCTTCAACAATTCGCCATAACCGCGCCCGTGGAAAACATAAAATAGATGCTATGAGCGATATTGTTATTGATCTTAAAAAACGTAATTGGTCAGATGCTAAAATATCTAAAAACTTAGGTATGGATGCTGATGAAGTTTTAAGGCTTTGCCAAATTGGAGGTTTAGCAGAATTGTTTTCTGATAAAGAATTTTCCAAATCCTGGGAAGCTGATATTTATAATCCTGAAACTGAAAACATGTAATTATGGGAATTCCAATAAAAGAAAAGCCCTGCAAAGGGCTTGGTATCACAAAAGATTTAGGTTGTGGAAAAATTACTTCTCATCGAAAGCTCGGCCTTGGTCTTATGTGCGGGTGTTATTCTGATTTTATTCTTAAAACGGAACCGGGAAAATTGATTATGCAAAGGGCTATCGGTAAAGGAAAAAGCAACAATCAAAAAATAGTTGTTAAAAATAACCGTGAAGAAATTAAGCAGCAAAAGGAAAATCTAAAAACAATTTCCGCTTTTAGAAATGATCTTCAAAAAGAAATTAACTCTATAGTTCGTTTAATTGATAATGGTCATGCGTGTATAGCAACTAATAAATTTTTTGGAAAAATGAACGCGGGGCATTATATTTCAGTTGGATCCAATGGAACTATCAGATATCATTTAGAAAACATTTGGTTGCAATCTGAACATTCTAACAATTGGAAAGCCGGCGATACTATTCGATATCAAAAAGGAATCAGGAAATTGTTTGGTAGGGATTATTTGGAGTACTTGGATTCTTTACAATCAATTGCGCCAATAAAATTAACTATCCCGGAAATCAAAGAAAAAATTTCAATTTGCCGCGGAATAATCAAATGGTTAAAATTACAGGATAGAATTTTTTCAACTGAAGAAAGATTGAGTTTAAGACTTAGGTTTAACAAAGAAATTGGAATTTATGATCCAACTTAAATATTGGCGTTCGCTAACTAAACCCCAAAAACAGGACCTAATGAAAGCTAATAACATAAAAGCCGTTACCTTTGATTTCATAAAGAAATGTTATTTAGAATCGCTATAAATTAAGATGTAATGTATTTTATATGTATATATTTTATACATTTGTATATGCAATAATGCAAAACAATTTAAAAAGTTAATAATGATTTCAAAAGAAGTTTATTTAAAAGCCTTATCAATTGTAGAAACTTATCACGATCAGGTTAGATTAGAAGCTTTAGAGGTTAAAGCGGTTCAATCAAATCACAAATCAAAAGATGATTTACAAGTTGGAGATTTTGTTGAATGTGTAGAAGTTCACGGAAATAGCATAAACAATCTAACCAAAGGCGAAAAATACGAAGTTTCACGAACTCGATTAAGTTACAATGAACGTGATAAATACATTTTCATTAGAGTAAACTCAGGAAAGCTAAAAGAGTACAACGTTAAAAACACTCAGTTCAAAGCATTAAAATAAAAATTAACCAAGGCGGCATAAAAACCCGCCTTTAAAAACAAATATTATGTATCAAGACGCTTATAATACAATCAATGAATTAATGAAAACAAATGATAAAATAAATTTCATTGCTTTTATTAATGATGGTCAAATAATGATTTCAATAACTACATGTCTCGCACCATCAACAGTAAGTAATATTGATGAATTGCTAGAATTTGTAGAAAGAATTTAAGCCATGAGAAAACTAAGCGATATCTATTTAAAACTTCAGGAATGCTTTATTATATTCAGAAGCTCCAACTTATGCATCGAGATTCAATATTTAATAAATGCTAAAAAGATCACTAAAGAAGAATTTGATTTGCTTTGTGCCGATTTTGCAACATTCAAGCCCGAAGGAAAGAAAAAAGGCGAATTTTGGTTTGAATCATGGGATGAAAGAAACGAGTTTTTAAAAGAAAGGATTATTAATTTACAAAATGAGGCATTATGAAAGCAGCAACATTGACCGAAGCAGTAAGTAAAATATTAGGCAAAAAAGTAACTGAAGGCGAAGCAATGCATTTTGCTTTTAACAATTACATGGAGCTGAGAATGTTTACAAGACATGAGGATCAAATAATTTATTTGAAAAAACAAAACAAATTAAAAAGAGAAGAATTAAGACGAAAATATTCAAAAAATTAAATCATGGCACGTTTTATAAGTTTATCGCCCACAATACCTGTACCCGATCAGATTTTAATAATTGAGCATTGGAAACACAAACCGAACAATACTATTGCAAATTTGTCAGAAACATTCCATTACAGCCAACACAAAATAAATCATTTGATTAACGAATATTTAAAATCAAAACCATCCAATGGCAAATAAATCAGAAATTCAGGAAAGAATCAATCATTACGAAGAAAAGTTGATCGAATACAATATCGGATTCAAATTTAAACATCGTATTCCGGCAACTGAAAGCCTTTTAGCTTTTTGGAAAGGTCAATTGGCAAAGCAACAAAGAATCGATAACCGCGTTGCAAATGCTTAAATAAAAATAATTTATAGTATAAAATTATGACTAAACAAGAAAAAATACAAGAGGCTTACGGTGAAAACTGGGAACTTGTAAAATATAAAGTAAATAAAGATGGTTGGATAAAAGACCGTGAATTTATATTCTCAGATTTCATAAATGGTATTGATTGGCAAACTACCGATCACGATGACGAATATTACGACACAAGTCGTCCTAAATCTTTAAAAGGAATAGAAGATAATAACGGATGGATTAAAATAAATAATGAAACAGATTTACCAAAAGAAGGTGCTGAATATTGGGTTGTTACTAAAAGAGGAACAATTACAAAAGCATCATATTTAAGTGATAGAAAAGTTTTCTTTGTGTTTGGAGATATTCAAGTAACACACTATCAAAAACTAATATATCCACAAAAACCAATATATTAAATAATGCTAAACCCAAATCAAATATATCATCGTAAAAACAAAATACTTTATGATTCATCAGGAAAAGAGATCGTAAAGTTCAAAGAAATTACGGTAGATGCGGAAAACCTAACAGGTGTTTTAGTCGAAAACATGAATAAATACATAGCCTGTTATCCGGAGAGAATAGAGATTATAGAAAAACAAACAATTAACCTTATTTTAAAAATTATGAAAAAAGCAATTGCAATGCGATGCACTAGAGAACAATTCGAAGTTATTAAACCTAAAATAAACAAATATATTTGTTTTAATCACATAAGAATTGAAGAATTTAATCATCTTCCATACTTAACAAATTATTTCGAAGGGAAAGAAAATTTAATTGCTAATATAACTTATATAGGCATTCAAAATTATAACAGAGAACTTGTAGAAGAGTGGAATGAAAACACATTCCTTGATGCTTGTGGAATTAAAATCGAAAAACCAATAAGAACCAACAAACTAACCGAATTAGAAAAACGTGTTGAGGTTTTGGAACATAAAGTTGATTTGAAAAATATTGCAGATATGCCTGTTAACCTTGAATTAAAACAACCATTCACAGGAATAAAAGCGCCAATGTATGAATCTATATTAAAATCAATCAAAGAAGGTAAAATTGTAATTCCTAAAACCACAAACATTATCGAGGAATTAAAAAATTATAAACCTATGAGTTTGAATTTCGGTTTAGATATTGCACCTGGATTTATGCAACCGCATCTTTCTGATTCATTTGGTATTTTTCAGCAATACGAAACATTAAAACAGGAAAACAATAAACTAAAACTTCGTGTTGAAGAATTAGAAGCCGAAAACAAAGCTCTTTTATCTGCTCCAAATGCTGCTGCAATCAGTTTTACCGCATCATCTACTTTTGATTTTAAAGATATGCCAATCGCAGGAACCGATGTTAAAGAGTTGGAAGTCGGTAAGTGGTATAAGTGTATTGAAAAAGAATTTGAATCACTGGTAGTTATCACTGATTTAGAAGGTAACAAAGCATATGGGTTTTCTTATTATGGAGAAAATGATAGAAACATTTGGAACGATGAATCAAACTGCGGATGGTCATTTAAATCAGATACTAAAAACTGGGAATTAGCCACCGAACAAGAAGTAACCGAAGCTTTGACTAAAGAGGCGGTTAAGAGAGGGTTTAAAGAAGGTGTTGCTGTTAAATATCCGTGGTTTTCAGAATTAAACAAACAGCATTATATTTATACTCCTGACTTTAAAGAAGAAAGTATATTAGAGAACGAACGATTTTTATATTTAGGATGTTGCGTTTTTTGTGGTGGTCAATGGGCTGAAATAATCGAAACTGTTTCTTTAAATGATGCTGAAAAAATATTAGGCAAAAAAATAATTTAATCAGTCAAGCGACATAAAAACAAAATAGAAATCATGAAATAGCAAATCAAAACCAAGTAATTAAACCATTTTTAAAAATAATTAATCAATGCACTTTTTCTTAGGTTTTAAACTGATAGCTTAATTACAAAAACTCATGCGAATAATAGTAACATGATTCAATAAAAAACCTCAGCAATAACGTTGAGGTTTTTTATTTCCAAAAATGAACGTTTTGTCTCCAAAAACAACCAAAAATTATATAAAACCGTTATAAATAATCCGTTTTTGAATACTTTTTGTACATTTGCTTTAAATTTTAGTACATTTACAACATGGAAACGAAAAGCATACAAATAGAATTTCTAAATCATAACACCGGACAAATCGAAGGATTGCCCAAAAACCCGCGTGTTATAAAAGATGCCAGGTTTAAAAAATTGGTTCAGTCCATCAAAGAAGATCCGGAAATGCTAGAGCTTCGTGAATTAATTGTTATCCCTTACAAACGCCAATTCGTAGTAATAGCAGGAAACCAACGTTTAAAAGCTTGCACGGAATTAGGTTACAAAGAAATGATCTGTAAAATATTGCCGACTCAAACTTCAATTGATAAGCTAAAAGCAATTACAATCAAAGATAACATCAGTTTCGGCCAACACGATTGGGAATCACTTAATTTAGAATGGAATGATTTGCAGCTTTCGAATTGGGGTTTAGATATAGAAAAGAAAATTGATCCCATCGGAAATAGTTCAATTTCAAAGAACGAAACCAAAAAGACCAAATCGATAATGATTGCTTTTGATATAAATGAATATGATGAAGCATTTGCGTTAATCAAGTATTTTAAAGACCGTGGTTACAATATTGGTAGTTCATTAGTACAATTGCTCAAAAAAGAAAAAGAAACGCTTTAAAACATATTAAAATGGCTTTCAATAAAAAAAAGATTTATAAACAGGCTTTGGAATTAATCAATAAAAAAGAAATTCTTGATATTACTGAACTTACGGCTTTGCTTCCTTGTCATAGATCAACGTTTTACCTGTTTTTTCCTGCTGATTCGGACGAATTAGACAATATAAAGGATTTAATAGATACAAACAAAAGAATCGTTTGTGGAAGCCTAAAACGTAAATGGATTGGATCCGAAAATTCAACGCTTCAAATCGCTGCTTATAAATTAATGGGAAGTGACGAAGAGGTTCACAGATTAAGTGGAACACGCCAAGAAACAACGCTAAAAGGCGATAAAGATCATCCGATTGAATTCAACGATGAGGTTTCAAGAAATAAACTGATTGCTGAACTTACAAAAGAGTTGGCAGAATCAGGAATTAAAGTAGAATAATAAAAATATACAAACTAATTTCAGTCTTTGGATGGTTATAATAACCACGGGTAACTCTCAGGGTTGTAAAGGCTCTTTAAATCATTACTCGCTATTGGGATTGTGAGATCGTTTACCGGTTTCTGACATAGGGTAAACAGTAGGGCAGTAGAAAATGTGATCGGTTCGCGTTACGGTAATTGAATTTTTTATTAGAACTTTCTTAAAAAAATTATCGTTATAAAAAACACATGTGAAAAAGATTGAAATTAAGTGTATGTTTTATTAAAAAATATAATCATGGAAAAAGGATTGATCACAAGGGATGATTTAATTTATTTAGGGAATTACAATCGTGACTTAAAAGCCATTAAATATACCTTGAAAGGATTGATGTTTATAAATACAATCACTTTTGGACTTATAGAAGATAGATTATGTTTTCAATATGATAAGCTTCTTGAAACTTGGCAAAAAGCCATTGGGGAGCCTGGTTATTTTGACAAAAATTAACATTTCAAAAAAGTCAATGTTTATAAGGCTTAAGGCAGAAAGCTACAGTACGCCAAGACAATAAAATTTGTCGAAAAAATATACTATACTTGCGACAAAATAACCAATAAAAATATAGCCATGTTAGAAGTAAAAGAAGGAAAAATATTTGTTGAAGGAGTTGAAACGATTGATCCGGAATTGATCGGTTTTGCTTTCATGGATTTTGCTGAAAACATTTCAAAGAATAATGTTGATTGCGAACTTCAATTAAAAGACAATCATTTCGATAATGATTACGTAGAAATTATATTCATCCCTAAAAATTAACCATTATGAAAAACCCATTCAAACAATTTGCTACCTTCATTCAAAAAAAGTTCAGCAAAAAAGTAGATGAAAAACAAGTTACTGAAGATTTGAAACAAGAAATTGCTTATAACATTCAGCAATATCAATTAATTCAGGAAAAGAAATCTGATTTACCACGATCAAAACGCGATCAGGTTGAAAGAAATATTGCTGAGTATGTTCGATTAGGTCATATAACACTTATGAAAGCATGACAGCATTAGAACGAATTTCAATTGTAATGGATTTTTACGCCAGTCGCGGAATAAATTCTGAGAGGATAAATAAAGTATATCTAAAAATTATAAATATATGATCATTACACAGTATTATTCAAAAAAGCCTAATTGGATAATCTTATGGAAAGATATTTCAGGTTTAAAATTATCAGCCGTAAACCATTGCGGGCTGCCTAAACAGCAAGCTTTAGGAAAATGGCGAATAAAATATAAAACTAAACGTGACAATTAAGAGTCACGTTTTTTGCATTTAAAATAATATGGAATTAAAAAGGCTGCTTTTACTTAAAAAACTACTGACCGACAAAAAACACTTTGATCTTCGGCAATCGCTTAATGATCCAAACTCACAACAAAACCCCAACTTTAAGATACTCCAAAAATCTATTAATGAACAGGCTTATAATGATAAAGGCGAATTGGTTTCGGGTTTCCGTGCTGCTGAATTACCTGGTTCATCACGTTCAGGGAAAACATGGTCCGGAGTTGATATAATAATTTGGCTTTGTTTATTCAAAGAAACGCATTGTACTATCAATATTTACCGTGAAACTTACAATGAATTCAAAACAACGCTTTACGATGATTTCAAAAGGCGTTTGGATGATTTCGGTTTAGATAATCCTTTTCACAATGCCAAAGAAGTAAAAAGCTTTAAGATTGGTAAAAATGTCATTTCGTTTCTTGGTGATGGTAAACACGGGGGAGGTTGTGATTATGCTTTCTTCAATGAGGTTATGTTTATCGGAAATGCTTTATTTGATCAGGTTGAAATGCGTTGTAGAAAATTTTGGTGGGCAGATTACAACCCATCATTTACAGAACATTGGTTTTTCAAAGTTGCAGATAGGCCTGATGTGGTTACATTAAAAACTACTTACAAAGATAATCCGTTTATTTCTCCGGGTGAAAAGAATAAAATCTTAGGATATGAACCTTGGAAGCCCGGAAGTTATATTGTTAAAGGAGATGATGTTTTTTGTTACAATAAAAAAACTGATAAAGTTGAGGTTATAAGCGAAAAGAATCAGCCGCTACCGCATCCAACAAATATTAAAAACGGAACCGCTGACGAGTACATGTGGAAGGTTTACGGTCTTGGTTTACGTGGAGCAATGAAAGGTCAAATATTTAAAAATGTTGAGTACATAGATGAATTCCCGGATATCGCTTTTTCTTATGGTTTGGATTTTGGATTTACTGCGGATCCCTGCACGCTTACAAAATGCGCTGAAGATGATCATAATATTTGGATTGAATTACTTTCTTATCATCCAATGGAAACATCGGAAACGGTTAGCGAATACATGGAATCGATCGGAATTGATAAAGATCTTCCAATAAGCGCAGATAGCTCAGATAAATATACTTCTGAGAATAACGGAACTGTTGAAATGGTGCGCGATCTTAGAAAAAAAGGTTGGAAAATATCAAAAGTTAGCAAAACAAAATCTGTTATGTTTCATTTGCTTGCTATGCGTGAAAAGAAAATTCACATTGTAAACAATCATTTGATTAAATTTGCAAAGACAGAGCAACAAAATTATAAGTTGCGAGAGATCAACGGAATATTTATAAATCAACCTGTTGATAAATTTAATCACATGTGGGATTCATCACGATATAGACATATGAGCTTTAAAAGCGTTTTAGTTGAAGAACAAATGAATCAATCAGCGCGACAAGCCGGGGTAAATTATTAATTAATATAATAAATAGTTATGGAAGACGAATTAACGGTTAGCGAGATAATATCAGCTGATTTAACCAAAGCAATTACAACGCTTACTTCTCAATCAAAAGATAAAAAGATCATTGAGAATTACGTTAAAGAATATACTAACTTAGATCGTACTATTCGTGATACTCAGGTTGGAAATGTTCAAAAAGATAAAACAATTGGCACCGGCAACAATCAAAGACTTGTTAAGTCAATCCGATCACCTGTTAACTATCAAAAAAAGATTGTTACTACATCATGCGCTTTTGAAGTAGGCGAACCGGTTACGCTTTCAACAGCGACAATAAACGATTTGTTTAATGAATTATTGCGTTTGTGGAAATCAAACCGTATTGATGATAAATTACAAAAAGCAAAAACTACACAGAAAAGCCAAACCGAATGCGCAATTCATTTCTTTATTGCTCCAAAAGCAACAGGAACAAAAGCAACTCAGCCAACAGGAACGAACGAAAAGATTGATATTAAATCAAATGTTTGGACATGGAAAAACGGATTAATGTCGCCTTATTTTGATGCTACTAATGACATGAAAGCTTTTACTTGGCAATTCGTCACAAAAAACGCTGAAGGAAAAGATATAAATAATACCTGGATATTCGACGAAACCAATGTTTATAAAATTAGTAACGCATCCGGAACATTGGCTTTGGATGATACCCAATTACATGGATTCGATCGTATTCCAATTGTTTACATGGAACAGGAATTCCCTGAATGGTATGATGTTGAAGGATTAATCGATCGTTACGAAGTTGCTTTATCTAAATTGGGAGTTTCAAATGATTATTCCGGCCATCCAATACTTTTGACTTATGGAGACTTAAAAGTGCTGCCTGAAATGAATGATGATGGTAAAACAATTAATTTTCCTATTAAGTTTAAAGATGATGATGTAAACAAACCTTATAATGGTGATGCAAAATTCTTAACAAATGATAATGCACCTGAAGCCGTTAAACTTGAAATGGATACCATCAGAGAGCTTTTATTTTCAATCACTCAGACCCCGGACATATCATTTGAAAAAATGAAAAGTATCGGCGCTATTTCAGGTACTGCTTTAAAGCTTATGTTTTTGGACCCAATGATTAAGGCAAAAATGAATGAAGGGCAAAACAGAACCATTGTAGAGCGTATTATTAATATTTTAATATCAGGAATAACCGGCGCGGTAAATGTTACCTCTAAGGCGCAAACTAATGAATTGGTTGTGGATGTTAAGTTTAATTCTATTCTTCCATCTGATACGCTAGAAAATAGCACAATTGCATCAAACGGATTTAGTTCTCAAAGTATTTCACGTTTAGAAAGAGTTAAGTTATTGGATTTAGTTACTGATGTTGAAGCTGAGGTTTTAAGATTAGCAGAAGAATTTCCGGAAGCCACAACGGAGGTTGTTCCTCCTGTAGTTTAGAATGATTCTTAACAAAATATTTTTTATATTTGGGTTCTAATCTAAAATAGATATTTAAATATTTTATAATCTAAAAAACATAGCCTATGTAATTATTTAACATTAACTAAAAACTAAACGCATCGCCTTTATTGTCGGTGCGTTTTTCATTTACGTTATTTATAATGATTATAAATTGATGCAAACGAATAAAATATTTGTATAAAATATACATTTGTATTATAAAATCGTTGTATATTTGTTGAACCGAAAATTAGTAATTAATTTATTTGATTATTATTTTATTGGTGGTGAGAAAATGGTTGTGAAGTATAGTAGCAACCATTTTTTAATATTAATTTTAAACTTAAAAAATATGATGGAAACAATTATTCAAATCTCAATTATCATAGCAATAAACGCTATTTGGTTTTACTTTTACAAAAAAGCTATCCAAAGCAAAATTAACATTACTAAAGAATATGTTGAAAGTCTTAAATCTCATAGTGAGTATTTAAAAAAAGCCAAAAAAGATGGCGAAGAATTAACCAAAAGCTTAGAGGAAACCGTTAGATTAGTAATTCAACAATTAAAATAAAATACCATGAAAACTAAAAAATCATTATTCGAAAGATTCTACGACTACATTTCAAACGTTTTATTTGGAGGTAAAAAAACAATATTCATTTTATTTGCGTCTTTATCAATTGCAAATTCATACGCTCAGGATAGAAAAGTTTCTGTTATGGCCGGATATAAAGCCTTTGAATTATCGGCTACTTATACAGATGAAGAAACTGAATTAATATTTGGTGGATCCGCTTCAATAGTTGATTCAGGAATATCAGAGAAACGCGCCAATACAAATGACAAAGGAAAAATTCACAGATTCAAAGGTGATGTTGTTCCTGCTGCTTTTGCTTTAATAGGCGCTAAATTCGACGAATTAAATATCATTGGTAAATTTGGCGGTGCTTATGTTAATCAAACGATCAACGGCAAACATGAAAGCCAAAACATTTACATTGCTTTCGGGGTTGCAATTGATTATGAGGTTTCGGATCAAATAGGAATACGCGCTTCTTATGATTCTGTAAATGCAGTTATGGCGGGTTTAACTTTTAAATTTTAGCTTATGAAAGATAAATACAAAGTTATTAGAGCAGGAAATATAACACTAGCCCAAGGTATTAAATGTGGTAATTGTAATTTAATAAGAAGTTACGATACTCCAAAATGTATTTGTACTAAAGATTTAACCAAGTAAATTATTAGGGATGGAAGAAAAAGACATAGATAGAATGTGGGCTATTGACACCGATATTCAAATGGGAATTGATATAAGCGAAACAAGTGCAGAGTTTTATAACAAAAATAGAAAATTAATGATAACTAATTTACAGGAAGAATTAGATCATTGGAAATATCATACTGAAGATTATTAAACATAAACCACCTATTTACTAAAAACCTAAAACCATGAAAAAATTAATATCGTCAAAGGAATATATTATCCTTGTTTGGAAAATGGTAGGATTGACCTACATTCAAAAATTACATTTGTTGGTTGCATACGCTAATTTTTTAAGTAAAAAACTAGAATTATGGATGTTTATACCTTGCAAGTTAGTTGATGGTGTTTGGGTAGTTTTGGAAGAGCCGGACGGTGATAATTATAAATCAGATGAAGAAAAGGAAATACCAAAATTTGACTATTTTAAATACAAAAAAGATTCAGAAGAATACCAAGAAGCAAAAGACAGAGTTTTGTTTGAGGGGTTTGAAAAAATAATAACCAATAATTCAGGGAGTTTTGAAATTATGAAAGATGGGTTTCAGGTTTATTATTATAAGTCAATCCCTGATTATTGTTTATGGTTAGGATCTCAAAAAGAAAAATTAGTAGAAGATTTAGTAAAATACAATTTAGAACTAACCCAAACCGCACAAAAACAATTATCATGAACCCGCCACCACCACCACCATTTAACTGCGTACAGTTTTCGCCTTGTTGGTGTTCATTAGCAGGGCGTGAGAACAACCCGCATTGTAAAACAGGATTATCTATTGAAAGTAATTTATTTGCTTTGTTATTAGTTGTTTTTATTGTAGTTTATACGCTATGGGTTTTCAAAATTATTAAATCATTTCCAATTATTTTTAAAAGAAATAGTAATTGGGAGTCTAAAAAAATACTACAATGAAAACAAGAAACAAATACTTCGAAAGATTCATCATCACATTATTTTTTATTGGTTTTATGGGATGGATAGCGTTTTGCATTCACGTAATAAAAAATGGATCATGAATATCGGTGATAAATGTTTGATCGCCGAATCAACAACAGCAATATTATTAATTTTAATTTATTTTATATCATGACAATAGCAATTATTACACCTTCAGAACGTGATTATAGAATGCATGTTCTACAGCAAACACAAACGGATAGCGAAACAAAATTCGTTCAGGTTAAAGATCTAAATTCCGCGTATGGAATAACTGTAAATGATTACGTTTCAATCACAAATTCAGTAAGAATGCATAATTATAATTCGGTTGTTGAAGCCGTTCAAAGAAGAGTAAGATAATGGATAAGCGAATTTTAAATGAAATAGCTAAAAGATGGTGCAAAGGCATTCTTATGATGAATGATGTTACTGACGAAAAAACAAACAAATTATTATCCCAAGAAGAAGCTGATTATTTAGTTGCGCAATCTGAAAAGATAGCAAATAGAATTACAGATAAACCCGCAGCGATATCTTTAAATGATCTAATTCAGGAATATTACGAGATTGAATAATTTAAAAACTATAATATGGCAGAACTAAAAGACGTTTCAATTCAAAAAATAGTAGATCTTATTGGTAATTACATCGTAAAAGATAACATTCCAAATTCAAAGTCAGTAAGTAAATCATTTGGCGAAGTGGAGATAAAAGACACTCGATATCAAATTCAAATATCGTTAGTTCCTGGCGAAGAAAATTTCAATCCTGAAAACGGTGTAGTAAGTACTAAAATTAAAAAGTCATGGAAACAAATAATCATAAAATTATTCACACGTGAAAAGTAAATTCAAACTCGAAATATTACGCGGAACTATAAACGTTGTGGTAAAAAAGGATTTTACTAAGTTAGCCAAAAAGCATAAATTAGAATTTCGTGACGAAATAAAATATTATGATGCTTTCGTTTTTCAAAACATTAAAAATAGATTGGATTATTATATTTGCTTTGAAGAAAAATATATTTCGTTTGATACAATATCGCATGAGATAGAACACTTGGTTAATTCAATTTACATTGATCACGGTATTTTTCATGATTCAAATAATGATGAATGGTCTGCCTACTTTACCGGATGGTTAACAAAAAAGATTACTAATATTTTAAAACCATATTTAATGAAAAAACTAATCCCAAAAGTATCAAAAGAAAAAAGGAATAGCAATTCCAAAAACAAAGAATTTAAAACTAAAGTTGATAACTCTAAATCTGATCCGGTTATAGATAATAACCTTTCGGAAAGATAAATATTAATTATAAAATAAAAAGAAATGGCAGATATTAAAATTACAGGAACAGTAAAAGAAATCGAAGGATTAAAGCAATCAACTAACGGTTTCAAAACTCAGGAAATAGCAGTTGATGAAGGCGGCCAATTCGGAACCGTGATTCCTATAAAGTTTTGCGGTGATAAAGGCGTTGCAATTGTGGCTTCTCTGAAAGTGGGTCAAAAAGTAAGTGTTCAATGCAATTTAAGAGGAACAATTTACAGCGAAAGAAGATTTTTGAATTTGGAAGGTTGGCGAATTGATTAAAATGTTTATATTTGTTATTCGGGATTGGCGGAATAGTGGTAGTAAGGTGTATTTATCCCACAACTAAAACACGTGGTAGACGCTAAAAAAATAGAAGTAAGTGAATAAGTTTTTTTGAATTACAGAAGCCTGAGTAATAGTCTTATCAATTAAACGAAATCTAACCGAGGATTACAGCCTTATTAATTTAAGTCTCAGGTATCCGTTGAAAAAATCGGTTTCACGTGAAGGTTCGAATCCTTCATCCCGAACAACTATAGCGAAAGGCGAATTTAGAGAGAAAACAGTAATTAAAAATTGTTTTCATGTAAAACCACTCATAATTGAGTGGTTTTTTTATGCCTTTTAGTGAAATAATCTAGAATGAGTATAAATAAGGAATAAATTTTCTACATTTGTCATTATAAATAACAACAATCTAAAAAATTATTTTTATGGCAGTTACAACAGAACAGATTAAGGCACGACTTAAGGTGAAATTTCCTAAGGCGAACTTATCACAAAAAAGGATAGATGCTTTGGCAGCTAAACTTGCACCAAAGCCAAAAGATGGGGCTACTGATGAAGAGATTGATTCAGTTTTAGAAAATGCAAATGACTTTATATCTTTTGAGGACATCGCTAAAGAAGATGATCGAATGAGAACATTAGAGGCAAACCAAAAACCTAAAACAGAACCTGCTCCAACTGACCCACCAACACCAAAACCAACTGAACCTGTAATTACACCACCTGCCGGTGATGTGCCTGAATGGGCTAAAGCGCTTATTAAGCAAAACGAAACCGTTTTTGCTGAAATTACCGCTTTAAAAACAGGAAATGTTTTGGCAACAAAAAAGGCAACGGCTGCGGAATTGTTTGGAAAATCTGAAGTGTTGAAAGCTTTAAAAGAAGAGGTTCGCCCAAATTGGATAAACAGAATAAATGTAGATTCTGAAACTTCTATTGAAGATCAGATCACCGCATTAGAATCTGAGTACACAATTATAGCGCAATCAAATGCTAATTCAACACCGTATTCCGGACCAACTCCAACGGGATTTAATCCAGGAAACAAAGTTGATGATGCGTTAGTTGATTCGGTTGTTGCTTCAATGTAAATATTAATTTAAAAAACAACTAAAAAGATGCCAACAGCAAATTTAAACAACGAGGGCGTTCAGGTTGATACTACTTGGGATTCAATTATCATCAAAAAACTTTTGGTTGATATTCCCGGCGGTAAAACGTTAGACGTTACAGGAATCACAGAAGAGGTTTTAAAAGCCGGTCGAGTGATCATCGAACAAACATCTAACGGAGTGTTAAAACCTTTAGCTATTTCAGAGGGTGCATATGTAACACTTCCTGCAGGACATACCTACAAAGGTATTTTGTACGCTACAATTTTGACCAAAAGACCATTAGCACCGGTTCTTTTATCAGGTGATGTTAACAATGTAGCAATTGTTAATTATGGTTTACCGGCGGTTCCCGCTGCTGCCATTACAGCACTTGAAAATCACATTTTATTCACAAAGGATTAATCCTAAAAATCATTTAAAAAATGGAACAATCATTATTCCCGCAATGGGTAGACAAATTCTTTAAAGCGATTGCGCTTAAAGTAATTGAAAAGTTAAATGGTACGACTAATCCTTTAACATACATGCATAAAACAATGCTTAGAAAAACCTTTTCAACATCGTTGCAATGGGGTTCAATTTCTAGCAATGGTACAGTTGTAAGAGCAGATGTAGTTGCTTTGGATTCTAGCCTTCCTTTAAAAAGAAGAGATTCAATCAGTAAAGCTACAGGTGACATTCCTAAATTAGGTATGAAAATGTATCTTAATGAACATACCATGAATGATCTTAAGATTTTAGTCGCTACAGCCGGACAAGAATCTGAAATTTTACGTAAACTATTTGGTGATGTAAACAAATGTGTTGCCGGTATTTATGAAACCTTAGAATTCATGTTCTTACAAGCTTTATCTTCAGGTGTAACTTTGATTACAGGCGATGATTCTACAGGAGTAGGAATAAGAATTGATTTTGGTATTCCTGCAGAAAATAGATACGGTGTTACTTTGCCTTGGACAGATGCCAATGCTACGCCAATCGATGATATCAATTGGGTAAAATCTCAGGCACGTGTAAAAGGCGCAACACTTTCTTATATTTTCATGGATTTAAGCACTTGGAACTTATTTAAAGCTAATTCACAAGTTAGACAAGAATATGCTTTCTCACTTAATTATGTAGGCGCTCAGGTTCCAAATGTTCCATCGGTTGAACGCGCAAATGAGTTCTTGAAAGCGAATTACGGCGTAACTATTACAATTGTTGACAGACAAATGTTAGTAGAGAAAAACGGTGTACGTAGCGTTACAAATCCTTGGACTGCAAACATTGTTACTTTCTTGACTGATTTGAATGTTGGAACATTAACTTATGGTTCGTTGGCCGAAGAAACATTCCCTGTTAAGCAAGTTACTTATACCAAAGTGGATGATTTAATTTTGATTTCTAAGTATGGTAAAAACGATCCTGTAAGAGAATTTACTTCTTCTCAGGCTTTAGCTTTACCTGTTTTAGATAATGTTGATTCAATCTATTTAATGGACGTTTCTGATGCCGATGTTAGCGCACAAACAGAAGGTGATGCAAATTACAGCTATGAAGGTACTAATTATACTAAAGTTTCGGTTATTGCAGGTTTAAACGCTGCTGATCCAACTAATAAGTTAACTACTTCTTCAACAGATGCATCAATTAAACAAGCAATCAATAAGCTTAATGAAGAGCAAATTTTGATCTTTGAAGCTCAATTAGTAGCATCAGCATAATATGTATAGTCCTGAAAGCATACAGTCGTTAGTAGATAGAATTGGATTCGCTGAACCAATGGATTCTAATTTTGCAATTGCACTTTCTCCGGAAGTGATTTTGTCGAATTCAGGCCGTTACGTGAATTCATTTCATCAACTTGCGATAGTTGAAAATATTTATTCGGCAATTCCACAAGTAAACATGTTGGAATTGCCGTTTAATACTTACTTACAAAGTATGAAAACTCAGGCTGTTTTAGAATCGCTAAATGAAATCATCAATAAAGATTCGCGTTCACTTATTGATACTGATTATTCAAATATCATAATTACCAATCCGTTTATTTTTGATGATGTTATAGGTTATACAATTGCAATAAAATGCATTGAATTATTTATTTCCACATCAAGAAAAAACTTATTCGAGCGTAACGCGAAAGAAGCCTACGAGAAGTTAAAAATGGAATTGGAAGGCGTTATGAGTGATTCAGGCGCAATTGTGGCACAAGGAATAAAAAGAGAACGTTATTATGCTATTAGAAAAGCTAAAGAAGTAATCTTTCCCTTTGAAATTCCTATCGATGGAACAAAATCATGGTAATATGAATTATACTATAACAAATCCAAAAGGATTAGACGAACAGGTTCAATACACGCAAAAGCTTTTGTTCGACAATCTAAAAACTAAATGGAAAACATCAGGAATTAATCCTGACACTACATTAGATGTTTTTGGAAGAATCAGAAGAAACCCTGTTAGTAATGATTTTTATCCGGAAGCGTATATTGCTAATGGTGAGTACGGAGATTTGTATTTGAATGATTCTGTAAACGCTACGATTTGTTTTATTGAAGAAGATCGGGACCATACAACGGATGATTTTAATGAATTCTATTTTGCTGAGGGAAAATTTGTGGTGATGATGAATCTTAAGAATTGTTATCCAATTATTTTACATCGTGCGGATTCTGAAGCCCAATTAGATGTTATTGCTCAGATCAAGAAAAACAAAATGTTTACTATTGATGGTATTCAAAAAGGATTAGAAAATATATTCAAAGGTTTTAAAACTGATAACATTAAAACTGATGATATGCAGCCATTTCATTGCTTCGCTATTACAGGCACAATGAAATATAAAATAAACATTAACTGTTAATTAAATAAAAATAGATATGGCAATATTTGTAAAATGCAAAGGCAAAGATCAAAACAAACGCAATACAGGTGCTAAAGAGCAATGTATTGAAGGCGTTATGATTCGTACCGCGGTCGCTATTCCTGGATTCCAATTTGATAGCCGTGATGATGCGGAAGATTTGGACAAATGGAATGCAGCAGTTGCCGCAAAACAGATTTTCCCGCTTTACGAAGCTGAGGAAGTTACAACTGCAAACACGGAACCTACATATTTTGAAGGCCGTAGACAGCAATATTTAACATCGAACGGTAAAAAGATCACAACATTCACCAGTATTTTAGGTTTGTGCTCACATTTTGCTTTAACGTCATTCGGTGATACTCCTTTACAATTATTCGAATTCACAGAAGATGGAGCGATTAAAGGCGTGAATACTACTGATGGTGGCGTAAAAGGTCAATCAGTTAAACTAAATGTTGGACCACGTTTAGATGCAACAGCTGACAGACCGCCATCCACATTGGTAACAATCAATTATTTGGATTCAAGTGAATTCGAGCAAAACGGTTGGATTGGTAGACCTGATTGGAGAGATTCAGAATTGTTTGGAATCTTTGATGTTACACTTATGCAGGTTTCAGCAAGCGCAACCGTTATTAAATTAACAGCAGGCGTTGGTTGTGCGGGTGGTGATGAATTAGTTGAAACTTTTGTATTAGCTAATTTTGCAGTTAGAAACCTTACGGGTGTTATTCAAACAGTAACTTTTACTGCTCCGGATTCTGAAGGTGTTTATACATTGACAGGCACAGGTTTTGCAGATGGGTTTACGGTTGAATTGGTAAATGTTGTAACGGTTGGAGGGCTTTCTTATGAAACTCCTGAAACATTAATTCTAGAAGTTACACCATAATGCCAAAGTATAAAGGTATAGAATTCCCGAATGGATATAAAACTTCATTCGGGCAATTCAAAAAAGACTTTTCTGATAGTCATGTTTTTAAAGATACCCCCGCCGAAAATCTAGATTCAGAACTAGAAAAAGCTTATGAATTTTTAACCAATCAAAATGGCAAACTTCAATCAACAACTAAAGAAAGCAAGAAGTCTGACACCGACACGGTTAAGTAATGACTTGTTTAAATTTATCAGGCAGATTGAAAAAGAAATTGTAAAGCTGAATGTTGACCAAATAAACATTGATAGCAAAGATATTTACAATAAGAATATCGGTTTTTATTCTTATATGACTGAAGTTATTACTAATGGAAGAAAAAAAAGAGGCGAACCTTTCGATGGTAAAGAATCCGGTAAATGGTTAGGCAGTTTTTACGTTGATATTCAGGGAAAAGCTTTCAGATTATTTGCTACAGATCCGAAAACACATCTTATTTTAGATAGTGAACATTGGCTTTCAGATGATTTATTTGGACTTACTGACAAAAATCTTAAGGAGTTAATCGCTAGTCGCTTAGCTCCTTTTTTTATTGAAAACCTCAGAAACAACTTAGATATATGATTTACAACAGCCTTGATACGATCCCCCATAAAACGTTTTTAAAAATTGCCGCAACAGGTGATTTTTCTTTATTAAGTGATGCCGAAGAAAGTTTGACCATCTTACAAATAATTTGGGAAAAACTATTCCAGGAACATTTAGAACTTGATAGCACACCGGAATCAAAAAGAGAATTCAGAATTACTTTAGATGTTGAATCTTTAGAAATGGAACATAAATTTATTGTCGGCGCATGTGATTGTTTAGAATTTGATATTGATGATGAATTAATTGAAATTTTGAAATCAAAAAGATACGTTATTAGAACTGATAATACTGAAAACTACTATCACGACATAAACCAAGTAAAACGTTTCGCAAAAGGTCTAAATATCAAGATAAAAACGCTAAAGAACCAATTGCCAAAAGAAGATTCAGAAGAAAACCAACCTTTGCAACATGAAAAATTAACAATTGATGATATAATGTGTGGTTATGCTGATATTATGGGATTTGATTTTGATTACAATACGGTTTCTTATATGAAGTTTAGAGCAATTAAACGCCAAGTAAATAAAAAGATGAAACAAATATCAGAACAAAACGCGAAAGCTAAAAAATAAATACTATGGCAAACGATGGTGTTATTACGCAAAAAGATATTATAGAGGAAAAAGCCCTTACTATCGGTAAACAATACGCTGATAATATGGTTCAGGCGATTGAAGCAAACAAGCAATTTGTTGAATCATTGAAAGCTATTAATAAATTAGCTCAGGAATTCAAAGGAATCAAAGATCAATCAGGGTATATTACAGCGAAGCAACAGCAAGCTTTAGAAACTCAAAAAATGATTGATGCAATTAAGCGACAAGAAGCCGCTGAAATTTCCATGAATAAAATTGAGCAGGAAAGAATTAAAACATCTAAAGCGGATGCGGATGCTCAAAATAAATTATCTGTTCAAAAGCAAAGAGGTACTAAGTTAACACTTGAGGAAAGAATTCAATTAGAAATATCAAATAAAGCAGCCAAACAAGCTACTTTAGAAAGATTGGGATTAGTAGGCGCTTATACCAAATTAAACGCAGCAAGAACAGCCGCTAAAAAAACACTTTTAGATTTATTGGCTGCTGAAAACCAAGATATAAAAGCAATTAAAGAAGCAACTAAAGCTTTTGATGCTTTAGACAAACGTGTTCGTGCTGCCGATCATGCAGTTGGTGATTTTCATAAAACAGTTGGTAATTATCCAAATTTAAAAGGCTTTGCAAAAGGTTTAAAAGATTTGGCAGGTGCTTTTGGTTTGGTTGGCGGGATTACTGCATTTGCAGCAATATTAGGTGATGCCTATAAAACTATAAAAGAGTTTGAACAATCGTTAGCCGATTTAAGTTCCATCACAGGCGCAACCGGTAAAGATTTATCATTCCTTAAAAACTCGGCTATTGATTTAGGTCAGACAGTTGAGGGAGGCGCACAGGCCGTTGTTGAAGCTTACAAATTAATTGCCGGTGCAAAACCTGAATTACTTGATAATGTTAAAGCATTGAACCAAGTAACGGAAGCAGCTATTACTTTATCTCAGGCTGCGGGCATGGAATTGCCTGAGGCCGCTACTGCATTAACGGATGCACTAAATCAATTTGGAGCACCCGCAGAAGAAGCTCAGGCTTTTATCGATGCCTTAGCTAATGGTGCAAAATTTGGATCTGCCGAGATACCTCAATTAACAGAATCATTATTGAAATTTGGAGCAGTTGCGAGGTCTTCAAATATAAACATCAAAGAAAGTGCTGCGTTAGTTGAATTATTAGCAGAGAATGGTTTAAAAGGTGCTGAAGCAGGAACCGCTTTACGTAATATACTTTTAAAGATTTCCGCTCCTGATGCATTGCCTAAATTGGCCCGTGCTGAATTCCAAAGATTAGGTATTTCAATGGAAACTTTGAAAGATCAAACAATTCCGGTTGCTGAAAAATTAGCATTGTTAAAACCATTGTTAAAAGATAATGCTTCAATTGTAAAAGTTTTTGGAGTTGAAAACGCAACCGCTGCAATCAATGTGCTTTCCCATAACGATAGATTAAAAGAATTAATCGGTCAAATGTCTGAAGTTGGAACCGCTGCCGAACAGGCGGCTATTAGAATGGACACATTAAATGGCAAGACAGAATTATTAAAATCAACATATGATTCATTTATATTATCTGTAGGCAGTGGTTCGGGGGTTGTATCGGATTTTTTTAAGTTCTTTATTGATGGCGCTAATGGGTCTTTAAAATCATTAATTAGATTAAATACTTCTTGGGATGATTTGTTTGGAAAAGCAGCACAGGAAGGATCATCACAAGGGGTTAAAACTTTTCAACAGCAATTTAATGAGTTAATACGTCCTGAAATAAGTGAAAAAGAACGTAAAAACATTAGAAATCGTATAAAAGAAATTAATGATGCAATTCAATCGGGCTACAATGATCCCGCTTTACTAAAGGAAAAAAATTCTCTTTTAGACAGATTAGGAACCGGTGATGAAACAAAAATTGCTATATCTATAGGCAGGGCGGCCATGATTCAAAGAAAAACACTAAAAGAAGAATTAAAAAAAACAGAAAA